CAGTACTTGTATTAATTTTTAAAGTAGGATTATTTGCTGTTGACCCCGGAGCATTTTTATAAAAGAAAGCACCATCAGTATTAATAACAAATCTTTCTGCTGCTGCTGTATGAAAAACCATTTTATCTTCATTATGGTCATAGCCAACACGACCTCTATAACCTGCTGTACCACCTGTACCATCGGCAAACATAAGTGTGCTTTGGCTTGTAGTTCCTGCAACTATACTGATTCCACAATGTGCTGAATCTGCTACAACTAAGTTATCACCATAAGAGTTATATGATGATGGTGTTGTAGTTCCCATACCTATAAAACCTGCGCCATCTATAGTCATGGCACTTACAGCATTGTCACCAGTTTTAAAAATCATGTTTTGACTTGCTGCTGTAGTGTTATGGTCGTATACAATAGAACCTCTAGTAGTTGTACCTGATAAAAACTGTAGTACAGAATCTTGTCCTTCGTCTGTATCTGAACTTATTTGTAGGAAACAGTCATTATCAGTTGACCTAAACCTAGCTTCTACTGCACCTGCTGCTTGTTGGTTAAAGTTATGTGTTGGAGCTACTCCAATACCTACTCCTGTGGAATCAATAACCATCCTTTCAGTTCCACCAGTATCAAATCTTATCTTATCTTCATCTGCACTTTCTTCGACTTGTACTGAGGTATCTCCGTCAGCGTCTTTTAAAATCGTTGCTGTATTAACAGAAGTTTGACTTACAATCATCGCTTCTACTTTTGTACCTGTTGGGGGTGCAGTAGAAAAAGTTAAGGTTGTACCAGATACGCTAAAAGTATCTTTGTTTTGGTAAACACCGTCTATATAAACTTGTACGTTATTTTCGTTAATTGGGTTAAACGGTAAAGTAAGTGTCGTATCACTATTGTCCCCTGTCATAGTAGCAATACCAAAATTACTACCAGCTACCGCACCTGCAACTGAATAAACTGTTAAGACAGCACCGTTGGCTGGAGCTGCTGACATTGTTAAAGTAGTTCCGCTTACGGAGTAAGCATCTTGAGCTTGGAATACACCGTCAATAAATACAACTAAATTATTTTCATCAACTGCTTGAGATATAGTAAAGGCGGTTGTACTACCGTTACCTGCTAAGATATCTGTTGTAAAAGTATTAGTAGAAGTTCCTCCACCAATTTCACCCCACTCAGTTGTATATCCTTCAAATTTTTCTAGAGTTGTATTATATCTAAATTGTCCTGCTGCTCCTGTAGGTCTTTGAGCTGTTGTACCAACTGGTATTAATACAGCGTCAGTTTCACTACCGATATCGAGAGCTACTGTCGGATCCGCAGTACCGATACCGACTCGATCATTATCACCTGTAACGGTAAATGCGTTATTGTTACCGACTAAGAAGTCATCACCTGCATCTGTACCTAACGTTACAGTAACCGTTGTCCCTGCATCTGAAGAAATACTGTCAAGAGCAATATTACCTACATTAGTAATATTATTATCGTTAAAACTTGTTGCACCTAAACCTGTTGAGAAGGTAGGTATTTGACTAAAGGTTACAGCTCCTGCTGAAGAAATAGCTATCGCATCAGTATCACTTGCTGAACCTATATTACCAGCGTCAGGAATAACTATATTACCGCCAGTGGTCATTAAACCACCGCCAGTATATGTACCACCTACTGTTAAATTAGTACCTACTTTTAAAGTAGCTGAAAGTTCTAAATCAGTAAGTGCGTCTACTACAGCTGCTCCTGAGCCTGCTCCGTCTGAATAAACTACTTTTACTTGTCCACTAGGAATAGTAACGTTAGCTCCAGAGCCTTGAGAAATATTAATAGATTGTGAACCAGTAGTAGCGTTTTCTATAATCCAAACTTTAGAAACTGTGTTCGGTGCTATCGTTAAAGTTCTTGTAGCTGTTAAAGTAGCACTTGAAGTTACTTTTAAATATAAACTTCTTACAGGGTCGGTAGAGCCGTCAGCTATAGTAGAAGTAGCATCAGCATCACTACTAAAAGAAGCTTCAGTTCCATAACTGAAAGCTTCGGCTATAAGCTCTAAGTTGGTGTTTGTACTGGTTCCCCAAGTACCCGACTCATCTCCAGTCGCTATCTCCTTGAGTCGTAAATCATTTACATAGGTTGCCATAATAAATATTCCTCTAGTCTATATGATATATTAAAAAGCACAATAAATTAATAGTTTTATGCAGCAATTTCTTCCCAACTTGGTGATTGAGAATCATTAACTGAGGACCATCCTGGTGTTTGACTATCACCCACATTTGTCCAGTTCGGGGTTTGATCGTCGTCTACTTCACCCCAAACTCTTACAAATGGTGTTCCTGTGGTTGCAGCAAGACCTGTAGGTGATGCTGTGGCTTTAGCTATAGTTGTAACACTTCCTACATCAGATGTTGCGCTTAATCCACTCACACTTACATTATTCACCAATATAAGTGTAGGTGTGCCTAAAGCACTAGTTCCTGATTGACCTGTTGGCGTGACGTTAGCCTCTGCGTCAACAGTTACGGTTACTGAGCCTAAACTTGAAACTAAAGTTGGTAACGCTACTACTGCCTTACCGTTCACCCCAACTCCACCTATCGCTGAAGTTGAAGCCTGACCTGTTACGCTTACGTTAGCCTCTCCGTCTACAGAAGCTGTACCTACTGCGCCAGTAGCAGAAACACCTGTAGGTGTAACGTTAGCTTTACCTATAAATGTAGGTGTACCTACTGCGCCTGTGGCTTCTTGTCCTGTTGGTATAACATTAGCTTTCGCTATAGTTGATACACTACCTAACCCTGTTAAACCTTTAAAGGTATCGCCTGACGCATCAATAGTTACGTTAGCGTCTGCATTAGTGAGTACGGAAGGTGTTCCTACGCTTGATACAAGAGTCGGTAGAGCAACAACTGCTTTACCGTTAACTCCTACTCCACCTATTGCTGAAGTAGCTGATTGTCCTGTAGGGAATACATTAGCTTTAGCAACTACTATATTTCCTAAAGTTGGATCAAAGGTAGATCCAGTTGCGGATACGCCAGATGGTGTAACATTAGCGTCAGCAACCGCTACTACGGTTGGAGTACCAACGCTAGAAACTATAGAAGGTAAAGTAGCTACTGCTTGCGCATTGACACCAACGCCTGCTACAGCAGATGTACCAGCTTGACCTGTGGGTGTTACGTTAGCTTCAGCGTCTGTAGATAAAGTGCCTAAAGCGGATGTTGATGATACACCTGTAAGTTCAACACCAATGGGATTACCCCATTCGTCTTGACCCCAAGTGCCACGACCCCAACCTGTAATGTTAGCCATTACTGGCTCCTACTAAGCTATTCTTATAATAGCTGTAGATGCAGCTGCCGCTGGGAATACGATTGTAAAATCACCTGCTGTTGAAGTTTTATCTCCACCAAAATCAATAGTCGCTACTGATGCATTGGTTGCAGAAGAGTTATAAATCATACATCCTCTAGCAGTAATAGTAGCTGTACCGAAAGTTAAATCAGCGAAGTCTGTAAAAGCAGTTGTACCACTTGAAGTAGGATTAACATTAGTCAATGTTCCTCCACCAGAAGTATAGTTAGTACCACTAGCTTGACCTGTTGTGGTAAAAGCTGTAGTAGTAGCACCTAAAGTTGCTGATGAAGTGTATAAAGCTAGTTTGAAGGTAGAACCTCCACTTGCTTTAAAATTATGTACTGCTTCAAGTAATTGCTTTTTAAAACTTGTAGTAAGTGTTGATGTAATTGCCATTTAAAGCTCCTTTAAAATCTTAGCTAAATTTTCATGTCCTTGCGATCTTAGTAAGTTAGCCATCGTGCATCGCTCACTATTGATTGCCTGTTTTATATGATAAAGTATTGTTTCATAAATAGCTACCTTAAAAGCTTCCGCTTGTTGTCGTATATGAGGTGCTGCGGTATCACTTATTCCTACTATTCTTTCCGTAAGTCTTTCTGCCCACCACTCAGGGGTATGTCCTCTATTTTGCTCTGATTTGACTGAAATAAGCCCTAAATCTGATGATCCTATATCGTCTAACATACTAGTACCGTTTAGCCTCTGGTGGTGTATCTATAACAGTGCGCACTTCAGTTATATTTTTTAACTGTTCTTCTTTGACCATAGCATTGTATTTAGATAGCTTTATTTGATGATATTTTTCATTATCGTCTACTACTAATATATCGGGATCATCTAATCTGTGATAACCGTACAGTCTTTCTTCTAGTGGCACATCAGTATCCAGTAGCCCTGAACGTGCACCTACTTTTACAATCATACCATTCTCAACACATTTAGCTAACCAATACTCACAGCATGACCTGCCTGCTTCAGCAAAATGTAAATTACCTTTATAAGTAAAATCAATACCAAATAAATTTATGCTTTTTACTTTGTTATAAAGAGCAAAAGCAAAAGAGAAAGGCACTGTATTATTAAGATATGCACAGTTAGCATACTGAACTACCTCTTCTAAAGGGTACAAAACTGCTGAAGGACATCTTTCATCTAGCTCACAAGTATAGATAGGGCAATCAGCTACTGGTAGCCATTTCCGCATAATCTCTGTTTGTGTGCCAGCGTCGTCAGTATCCATAAATCTACTTACTGGATCGAGCATAAAAACTCTGTCACATTTAGTGACAGCCCCCATACAATTTATACCCCATACTTCATCGTATGTTTTAGAATGTACTAAACTAAGGTGAAAGTCTAGTTGACTCTCGCCCATAGCAACTATGGCAATATCCTTGCCCTCGAGTTCTTTTAATCTCATGCTTGTGGTTCTCTCCGTATCTCGTCGTACCTATATTGGTCTCTAGTTGATTTAGCCTCACCAAGATTTTTTAATCCGAGTAAAGCCTCCTGAAACTTAGTTTCAAAAACTGGTAAAACCTCATAGTTCTTAAGATACATACTCCCCTCGACTAAGCTACCGTAAAGCATAGCATTAGGAGCATTTTCGGATAGCCATGTAGTTCCGCTATCGCCACCAGATGTAAGTGATGCTGGTTTATAATAATAGTGCAGTTCCATTGAATAATTGGAATCTGGAGTAGGTGCGACTATGAATGTGTTTTCATCAAACTCCCCAAAGTATTTAGGAAGTCCTGTCGTAGATGCATTAGGTGTAAAATCCCTAATGAAAGAAACTTGTTTTAATAGTAAGTAGTGATACTTACTGTTTGAATCAATAACTGCCATACTGAATGGAGCTAAAAAATCACTTGGTGCTGTTAAATATGTATTACTGGCTGTTAAACTACCTGTAACGTTTTTTCTGAACTCGTCAAGCTGTACGTTTTTTAATATACGTTCTTCTGTGGTTTTTATAAAATTATCTATATTGCTTACAAAACTTGTTTCTGTGCTTTCAAGATAGTCTTGTATAGCTGATTTTAAAGTAGCTTTAGTCCAACTCATACTGTCACCGTTACTGTGCCTAAACTAGCACTTGCTTTGTCTACTAGATACATAGAGCCTATTGTATCACTATTTTGTGCCCACATGATAGGGGAACTTACTCCATTACTATCTTTAGGGTTAGAAACTCTAACAAAACCTTGTTGTCCTACAGGTGCAGAGATAGTTGGTCTTGGTTGATACAAAGCTTCGGGATCACTTACGTTGTGAGTAGGTTCTAATTGTGGGTGTTTAGGCTCATAACATTCACCACAAACTTTAAAACCTGTCCACTCTTTACGTAAATCAAGATAGGGGTAATCAAAACCACACCTATCACAGATAGCTTTTGAGTATTTACCTTGTGCGTATGCCATTAATAAAATCTACGTGAAGGAGTAAGCATCAATGATGCTCTATTTCTATCTTCATCCGCAGCTAGTTTAAAATCTTGTTCGTACTGTTGTTTTAGTAATCCTGCTTTTTGAGGATTTTTCTTTAAAGCTATATAATAAGCTAGTCCACTCACCATACATGGCATAAATCTTGATGGTACTTCTGGGTCTTCCGCTGAAGTTAATACATCATCTATCCTTTGTATTCTATAAGATATAAGTTTATAGTTACTTGTATCTGGTGTTGGCCATAGCTTTACTACAGGAGTTACTTGTCTGTCAACAAAAAACTGTGTAGGTCTTGCTTCTGTGGTTTTGGTAGGTATGTTTAAATATTCTTGTCTACCTATTCTATCAATCTCAATATCTAATACTGGACTTTTGCTAGTATCCCTAATGACTGCCGATAATATATCTATATCATAACCGTTCATAGTATAACTAGCTGTGCCTTTAGTTAAGTCAGTAGTTACTTGTTCTATAGTCCAAAGATTGACACCTCTGTTTGCCCAATCAGCAAACATAATATTCATAGAACGTCTAGCAGTCCTAGCATCGTACCCAGTACGTTGTTCTAGTCCTGCTAGTTCGTATGCTTCTTCTATAGTTTCAGCTATATCTAAAGCAAACGTTTTAGTTCCTGAAGTAGCCATTATTCGTAATCTTTAAATAATGTCAATACTATAACATACGAGTCACCGCTAGTATGACCTGTAGTTGTTAGTTTGATGTCACCAGTTTTACCACCTGCTGCAGCAGTATTACGTATACCGCCGAACTCTGTGAAGTCTTCATCAGTAGTATAATCTGAGTTTAGATCCCAACAAATAGTATTAGTAGTAGCGTGCCATAAAAGTTTGACGCTCATACCGAAAGTTGAATAAACTATTTTAGCTAACCTAACTCCTGTGCATACTGCACCATCGCTTTTCCTTGCTGCTAAAGCACTTACATCAACCTTAGTGACTGCTGACTCACCTGTACCATCGGATGTGTTGGTCAGCTGAATAACAGCTGACCTATCACTATCTGACAGAGTTGTTGAAGTTACTGCATCTGCCATATTATTCTCCTAGATTACGCGTCAGCGAATGGTGTTACTATAGTTCCAGAACCAAGTATGATTCCTTCTACTGCGTACTTTGCACTTGCTATAGCGTGAACTTTAACTATACTACCAGCTAATCCACCCTTAGTAGAACCATTCATAGTGATAACATCATTTGATGCACCAGAAACAAATGTTTTACCAGTTGAGTCGTCTTTACCAGTGTATAACCCACCAACAAACTTATCAGTACCGTCTGTTTTGATATCTAAATCAGTGGCTGCTGTAACAATCACGAAAGTAAAAGTAACACCTAAGTTATTTAATTGGTTAGGGTCTGTAGGATCACTAGGTGCAGTAGTAACAATAGAAGGTAAAGTAAATTTACCATCAGCGTCATTACATAAAAGTATTTTACCTGCGTGATCGTCTACGGTTATTGATGTGTCAGCTGTTAAGCTAACCACAGCTGTATTACCAGCTGAAATAAATCCACCCAATGATTTGACTGGACCTGAAAAAGTTGATTTAGCCATTATTTTCTCCTAACTAAATATATTGCTTCATCTTTGGAGTAAGTCTGCCGAGCCAGTTGAAGCAACAAATTAATCTCGGTTTAGTTTATTGTAAAGTAGGAATGTTAAAAAAGAAAGGGGAACTATAGAGTTCCCCTTAAAAGGATACAACCTAGTATCCCACCCCGAAAGGATTAAGCTCCTGGTGAACCATACATTCCACGCCAGTCACTAAAGCCGAAAGAATATCTTTCTCTAGCTTTGTATCTAACGTTTCCTGTTTCGAAGTCACCTTCCATGCCAGTTGACATAGGTGATCTTACGAAATGCTTCATACCGTTAGGAGCATCAGTCTTGATGAAGAATGCATCAGTATCTGTTAGATAATGGTTTACAACGTAACCTTCTGGGAACATTCCCATGTTTTTCATTGCGTTGATATCATTATCAGAAGTTGATACTCTTCCTGGAGATTGAAGTACTCTCTCAGCTACGAACTGAAGTTGAGGTGGTACAATCAATTTTCTAGCTTGAACATTGATTTTAATACCTCTTTCATCTTTAAACTGAGAAATATCAATTAAAGCATTCTCTAAGGAAGTTTCATTCAAGTCTGCAGCAGTTGAAGGTTCGTTTGACTGATCCCCACCAGTTAATGTTGGGTGGTCAGTAGTTAATAAAGGTTTGCCGTCGCCTCCTGGGAAGGAAGTTGAGAAACCATTATTGAGAACATTCGCAGCTTTAACCTGCTTAGTATTAGCCATTGAACGTGCTAAAGCTCTAGTATATCTAGAAGATAGGCTATCGTAGAGGTTATCTTCGATTGCTTCTTCTGTCAATGAGAAAGCCAAAGCTACAGTTTCATGGGTGTAACGAGATGTGAAAGTTTCTTGAGCTGTGTCATAACTAACTGCAGCACCTTCTCCTTTAACTGGAGCTTGTGCGAAGCCAGCCAACATTACTTCCTCTTCGAAAGCTCTGTCAGAATTTTCAGTATCAAAAATTTCAGCATGTTCGTTTTCATAACGATCGTACTCTAAACCAAAAAGTGCGTTCAATCCTGGTTCGAGTTCTTTTACTAATTGAGCTCTATTAATTGCCATTTATATCACCTTTTAGTCGTTACCGAAAGTAGAAGCTGGGAATACAAAATAACCTCTAGCATATTGCCCAATTGAGTTGTCAGGTCTGTCGACGAAGCCAACTTGTTTAGCAATACCACTAGCTGTAGTAGTAGTCACACCTTCTTTCGAACGGTTGTTGTTAGTATCACCTGCAGTTGTAGAGATAGTATGTACTTTACCGACATCTGCTTGAGTAGGAGTACCAGTGTACTGCGCCTCATATACAATGTCAGGATCAGCATATACATATGCTTTAGCATCTGCAGAACCTAGAGTTGTGGTAGCACTTGGCCATTTTCTTGACCATACTGGTGTACCATCAGTCGCTGTGTATTGTACACCATAGAACACACCTAGTGGTGCATCAGTAGCACCACCCTGAAGAACGTAACCACTAGCAAGTTTTACTACATCGCCTGAAAAAATATCACCTGTAGCTCCACTTTGGATTGCGAACTCGGATGGTCTAATTGTGCCCCCACTTATGTGGTACGCTGGTGTAAATCCATTAGGATCATTTACATTAGCCATTTATATCACCTTAATATGTTAATATAAGTTCAAATTATAGTTCTAAAGAACTAGCCTTTAGAACCTCCGCTTCCAAAAGTAACCTTAGAAGACCTATTGGGTTGATCAATAGGCATAATAGGATTACTCTCTCGCATAAGATTGTGGTCCACTGCATCCATTTGATCGTTAGCTAATTGAGAGTAATAAGCTCTTCTTTCAGCAACGGTCTCAGTCGGCATCTTTGCGAGGATTAAGCCACCAACTCCTATGACACCAGCATGTTTACCTTCTTCAATTGATGGGGATTCAAAATCAGGATGGTCTTTAGCCATAACTGGCTCCCAACCTTCACGAATACGTTTTGACATATTCGCCTGATCTTGTTGACCCACCATAGATTCACGTATCCATCTGTATACATAGCCCTCTGGTGGAGTAGGTGCGTCAAGTAATGACGGTGGACTCCATGGTTTTCTACGAGATTTATTTTCTCGAGTTTCTGCAGATCTGGAGTTTCGATCTGTTTTAGTAGTATTTTTATCTTCTACCATTTTTTACTCCTTAATATGCTTAGCATATTCTTCTAGTGGCACACCTAATCTTTTTGCTATTGCTACCTGACTCGGTGTGAGTTGTACTTTCCTACGTGACCGTGTTCTTGCTGTAGTAGATCCTCTACTTGAACCAGCTACAACCTCGTTCACTGTGTTCTGTTGAGTCTTTCCTAACTTATGAGGAAAAGCCTCAGCTAACCTTCTATCTACTTCTGCATAATAATCATCAGAAGTAGGATCGTAACCTTCTTGTTCTACTAGTTGCCTATGAAAAGCAAAAGCACTAGTAGTCATAGCTACGTCGTTACCGAACCAGTCATTCTTTTTAGCCCACTCTTGAGCCTTTGGGTCTGGCTGTACCTGTGGTGGTTGTTGACTTTGTACCTTTTCATTGATAACTTCTTCAACATTTTCAACAGGTTGTTCGGTCTCGGTTGATTCTTTAGCTTTGACTCGATTTAAACTTTCTTCTTCAACTGCTAATTTAGCAATATCTTTTTGAGCTTCTAACATGGCGTCTGTATCACCATTCTCATAAGCCCTTTTATATCGGTCTTGTGCAGCTCCTAATTGAGAACCAACTCTACCTTTATACTCATCATAAAGGTTTTGATCAGTTTTTGAAAGTTTATTTTTGGTTTTATTTAATTCGTCTTGAACAGACTTAGCATAATCCACTGCTGCCTGCTCACGTCTTTCAGCTTCTCTAATTTTATAAGTCAACTTAGCTATACGTTTTTGTACGCTTTCGCTATAGTCTTCTATCTCATTAGAGTCACTTTTTGCTTCTTCTTTAGGTTCCTCTTGAGTTTCCTCTTCAACAACCTCTTCTTCCGTCTCTTCTTCAGACTCAGGTAGTTCAACTTCCGTTAACTCTTCCTGTTCTACTTCTTGTTGCAAGGCTTCTTCTGCCATGTTTTGCTCCTATAGTTGCGTGATTTATATTAGCCAGACACTACGTCTTCAGGATCAGAGATCACAGCTAATACATCATCATCGTTTAATAAACGCAAGTCGCCACCCTCAATCTTGATTCGTGCTCCTGCGTACCTGCCGAAGATCACCCAGTCCCCTTCTTGACACCATGCACCTCCAGGATATCTATCCTTATCAGCGTATGCATCTGGACCAAGTGATACTACGTATCCTACATTAGTGGCTATACGTTCTTTTTCTAATGTTTCATTAGCTAAGTATAAACCACCTTTAGTTTTCTGCTTTCTACTGAAAGGTAAAACTAATAGTCTGTAGCCTGTGGGGGTAGGGAGTTGTTCTTTTAAACTAGAGTCGTCTTGAACAGAGTCGGGGGTAAATTTTAAGTCTTCCTTTTCTTCAACCACTTCTGGTTCTTTGTTTTCAAAACGGTTGACTGTATTAGGTATCGGCTCACCACCTTTACCAAAAGCTTTCACTTCTTTATTCATTTTCTATATCCTTATGCAGGTCACTAATTAAGAACTCCGTAAACGACAGACCTGTTATTTCGCCTACGACTTTTTGATAATCTTCAAAGTTTTGAACACTACCACTCGCTAGAGTTTGGGTTAATTGTTCTTTTCTTTCTGCTATTTGTTTCTTTAATTTATCTATCAGCATTTCCACTGCTTGCGAGACCAATAATTAGCTTTAGTTCTATCGTTACCTAAACTTTTACTACGAGCACAATAGGATTTTTTACGTTTTTTATTTCCTGGATGCGCTCCTAATTTAGGGTCACCAAAAGTTACTCGTTTGACTCTTCCATTGTCTAGTACAAAAACTTCTCTAGTCTTTTTACCATACCCTGGATCGCCTTTCTTAATACGTCTCGGTTTATTAAGTGTAACTTTTTTGCCTTTGTATTCAGCCATTTCAAAAAATTATAACTCTTTTAAGTTAATTTAGTAACTTTCTTTTTACTAACTTTACCTTGACCTTTACACATAACTGAATTAGGTTCACCACCATGCTTCATTTTAGCTTTGCCTTTTCTTAGTGCAGCAAAATCTTTGCCGTCTAAAACTTTTTTAGGCTCTGCTATACCAGCAAGTTGTTTCTGTTTTTCTGAATAATCTTTAAAAGGCATTATTCTTTACCACTCCAATCAGCGTTGTGTTGTGTGCCTTGAGTTGCAGCACCTGTCCCTTGAGTTTTAACTTTACCCATACCAAATACTTTTTTGTAAAGTATATCCCCGACCTTAACAGGTTGAGATAAGTCAATTTTATTTGGACCTTTGACTTTTACTTCTTTCATAATTATTTCCTCTTTGTGGCTTTTTTCTTACCACGTTTTTTGGCTTTACCACCACTCTTCAGTTTCATGGCACCACCACGTAATTTAGCAACTGGTTTTTTCTTCTTTTTAGTTGCTTTTTTCTTCATCATTTTTGCAAACATTGCTCTTGATCCTGGCATTTTATATTCCTCTGTTTTGATTGTCTGAGTCTCTTACGTCCTTGAGTATCTCAGAGTAAGTTTTGCGGATGCTCTCTTTTTCTTTCATGAGAGCCTCCTCCCTATCTTGAGCTATCTTCATTTCTGCGATAGCTTCATTAGATTCTATTTTAGCTAAATCTACTTGAGATTTTAAGGCATCTGACTGCATTTTTTGTGCTATTTCTTGTTGTTTTAATTCCACTATAGGATTAGTCTGTGCGTTAGCCTGCGCCTGAGCCATAGCTTGAGCTTGACCTGTTACTACCTGTGTAGCTTGAGCTGCAAGTTGTGCTAACTCATTCATCACTTGAGGTGGTATTTGAGCGCCTAGCTCTGGTAGTTGTTGACCTAGTACCTGCTCTATCTGTTGTTTATAAAGCATAGCTTGGTGTTCTTGTATGTTGGCACTTATAGCAAGTTGTGCAGTTTGGTTTTGTGCCATCATAGGATTCTGTAAGAAGGAACTATGTGCGCCTATATAAGCTTCGTGATTTTGGAACTCAAAAGCTTTGATAGGTTGACCTGTCATTGCTGCTTGTTGTTCACTTATAGGATCACGAGGCGGTATCTCTTGTACAGGTGGTAATATAGCGTCAATGTTTTTAACTTCTAAAGCTTCATACATACGCTTATAGGCTTCCCGTAAATCGTGGATTTGAGGTGCTGCTTGTGCCATCTGTAGTTCTTGCTGAGCTAACATAACTCTTTGTGCCATACTAAATATATTAGGGTCACTGACAGGCAGTATATCGACCTTGTCGTCAAAATCTGTGACTTTTATTTCACGTGAGGCTCCTGGAACATCGTAAGGATATATAGGAGGTAAGCTTTTACTAAAAATACCAGCTAGTAATCTAAACTCTTTTTTCTGAGCGAAGTGTAAACGTTTATGTATAGCTGACATAACCTTAGTACCACGTTCTAACATGGCTACAGTAGTACCCACAGGNAGTTGTTGACTACCTATATCNCCTACTTGCATGTCTGCTATGCTGGCAAACCTTCTACCTGAGTCAATAATGACTCCNAATAGCTGAGCNAGTACATTACTAGGCTCTTTATAAGGTAAAGGCATCAATGCATCACGGATTGTGCCTCCTGGAACGTCAACATCCCTAAATTCTCCTGGGCGTAAGGGTTCATCTTCACCTTGTACTCTCATACCACGTGCTTTAAACCCTGCAGGTAGGTTGCTTAACGTACCAGCGTCAATTAATTGACGTAAAACTGATGTAGCGGACTTAGTAAGCCCTCCAATCATGTGAATTAAGCCAAAACCGTAAAATCCAAGTCCTGGAAGGAACTTATAATGTACAAAATACTCTTTTTTACGGAATAATTCGTCATTTTGCTCCCAGTTACGTCTAATAGACAGTATTTCACCACTATCTTCAAGGATTGTTACTATATAAGGTACAGCAAAACCGTAATTATCTATGTCAGGTAGCTCTAAATTGACGTGTAACTCTAAAACTGAGTACTCTGTATAGTCAGCTAGAGGAGGTTGTATGCCTTGTAGGTCATCAATCTTCTCTTTTGCTTCGTTATATTCTAAATCTACCCCTGCTTCACCGATTTGTACGTCACGGTAAGTACCGTTCATCTGTAATTTCTTTAAATCGTTACCTGTCATACTGATAACGTGAGTAAAACGTGGGCTAGTTTCTAAATCTGTAGTCTCGTAAGACACAACTAAGTCTTCTGCCTTAACTAATCTACTGGTAGCTCTACCTAAAAGGTTATCGTAGTACACTTTTTTAAATGCACTACCAGCTAACGGTAGGTAAAATAATAAACTATCCATCTCTGGGTCATACTCTTGCATAACTTCAGTGATCTGATAGTTCATAAATTCTTTTACACGTTGACTTTGTGAGTTAGCTTCTGGGCTTTCATTACCCATGATCCTTGTTTTTACAGGACCTCCACTAGGAAGTAACTCTTTATAAGCTTGAGCTTGAAACTGTGTTACCGCTTCACTTAATAAAGGGTGATGTACACCTGTAGCNCCAGGGAAAGGGTCTTCACGTTCTTCTGTTTTTATACCTAGTAAGTCTAAGCCTTTAGTAAATACATCAAGCCAATCTTTACGTGAATCTTTATCGCTTTCATACGCATCTAAAAGTTCGCCTGACAAACTTGCTAAAGACATCTCGTCAATAACTTCTGCTAAGTTTACTTGGTGTTCGGTTATAACTATTTCCTCTTCTTCAAATAGAGGTACTAAGTTACCTGCGGGATCTACTTCAAAAGCCGAGGTCATCTCACCTTGTACGTTCATCTCCTCTGGAAGTTCAACTTCTAGAGATTCTTCAATGACGTCTTCTACTTCTTGAGGGAGACCACCCTCTTGCAAATTTTTTCTTTCTACTGCCATGGTTTAATAATAACTTATTTTTCGTTTGGGATATAGTTCTTCGTCTTCATAGTCACTCGGTAGTTTTACAAAACCACCTTGCCTAAAACGTAATAGTGCTTGAGTGGTTGAGTCTACTAGGTCGTCGTGATCACCAGCAGGAAACATAGCACACTCCTCTATAACATCATTCGCCCATTTAGTATCAGGAGCCCAAACCATACCTGACTCAAATAATGGAGCAGCAGCATTTACCCTAGCTACTTTATCATTTCCCTTTGAAGGAGTAAAGTTCTGGACAGGGATACCTATGTTACGTAGTTCCTGAGTTAAAGGCATACCACTAGCTTTACCTTCTATGATAGTTACGTCAGGTTGCCACTCATGATATTGTTCAAGGGCGATAGCTTTAAGTTCAGGAAAACTATACCTACCTTTAATCGCGTCTAGTAAAATTATATGAGGTACGTTACCGTCATAAAAGTTTTCACCTAAACTGCCTTCTGGATAAAATACTCCCCACGTGGTTATAGCAGAGTAGTCCGCCATCTCACGTTTTAAAAATGCGGTGTCGTAACTTTGTATTAAATATTCACACCGTGGTGGACGTTCATTGTTCCAAGGTTGCCACCACTCACGTTTAATTAAAGCACCTTCCTCGGAACTTGGATTCTGCATGTATTGAGCGTGCCACTTTGGACCACCTCTTAACGTAGCTTCTACACTTTCTAATTCTTCCTTTGACCAATACTCTGGCCACAGTGGTTCGCCACTAGGCAGAATGGCAGGTAGTTCTATAACTTCCCATTGATCCGCTTTAGGGTCACGAGCCATATCTTTTAAAAGTCTACCTGTTAAATCATTCACGTTCCATCTGGTCATGACTATAACTATAGAGCCTCCTGGCTGTAAACGTTGCCTTGGACCAGAAGTGTACCACTCGTAAGTGTCGTCCATGCTTCTTGGGTTCATGGCGTCTTGTTCGGAGTGAGGGTCATCAATAATAAATAAGTCCGCACCCCTACCAGCTAGAGCACCCCCAACACCTGCTGCGTAATACTCGCCTTTTAATTTAGGATCACGCTTGTCTTGTGTTTCCCATTTACCTGCTGCTTTTGAGTCTGGGTTTATAAGTACGTCAGGAAAAACTTTTTGAAAGTCTTCCGTTAACATTAAGTCCCTAATCTTTCTACCGAACTTAACTGCTAAATCTGCGGTGTGGGTGGCTTGTAGTATTTTTAAGTTAGGGTTACGTCCTACTAAATAAGCAGGAAAGAAGTGAGAAGCAAACTCACTTTTAGTATGACGCGGAGGCATATTAATAATCAGTCTTTTTATTTTACCAGAAGCGATGCGGTCAAAAGCATCTGCCATTTTAGCATGGTGAGCACCTGCAATAAATTGTGGCCATTGGCTTTTAACAAAGTCTAAAAAATTATTCTGACACTGCTCAACACGTTCAAGTTCAGCTAACCTTTGGGTAAGTTCTAAATGTTCCTTGAGGATATCCTCAGGTAGTTGTTCTAGTAATTCTTTTTTCAATACTTATTATTAATATAGTCTGTTAACTGGTCATCAGCCTCATCCATACGAGCATAAGCAGAAGTTTTGTACGCAGTAGGATTACTGAAACCTCCTGGTAATTTCATTATTTCTTGTTCTGCGTTAATGAATTTATCGCTTAATTTTTTAACCGTAGGGTCATTTTTAATGACGTTTTTAGCATTTTCATAGGTCTCTAACACAGCTTTTATGTATTCATCACTAGAAAACAAATCGTACATTTCTTTATATAAACGTTCCCCAGACTTAGCGAACCCAGAAGCTTCCTCATCTGCAGATTTTAAGAAAATATTTTTTATATCCTTATAACTTAGTTCGTTTAAATTTTTAGTTCCATTAAGCTTGTACAACATATTAGATATAGAGTAATCAATGTCTGGTGGTACATATCTTTCACCTAGTTCTTTTTGCAGTCCTCGACGAGTACCTTCTACAAGTTTTGAATAATCAGTAATTAACGGTGAAATCCAACCTAAGTCTGTATTTGAAAGAGCAGGTGTGGGAGGAGTTAACTTTGCTGCTGCTTGTATTGGACTAGCTTTTAATAAACCTTTACCAACTCCCATAACAGGGTCTGTCATAAAAGGTGCAGCTAAAGCACCTATACCTAAACCTTGACTTACTTTTCTTCTTTGTAGGTCAGGTTGAACTTCTTCTGCTACTTCTTTACTTGATGTGTTTTTAACTGGGTTGGTATACCTTAATAAAGGTGGTACTCCTGCTAACGTACCCATAATAGCAGCACCTACTGTGTTACCTTTTCTATATTCCCCTACAGCGTCAGCACCTAATACTCCTGATTCAGTGAGAGCTGCAGCAGTACTTAGTTTAGGTATCGCCATGCCACTTATACCTGCTAGAGTTGCGTCTAGTAGACCTATATCTGAAATACCTTCACCGCCGAACATATCAGAAACAGGACGGTTGCTTGTAAAATTTTTAGGTGGGGGAAGTAACCCAGCTTCTATCTTTTCTAGATAGTTCATATATTTTTCTTCTTCGCTTTCCCCTAGTATGGCTTCAGCTAATTGTTTACCTGTGTAACCGTATCTAGTTGTGGCTAGGTTACGGAGTTTGTCGCGCCAACTTAAGGTTGACGGATCAATAGGGAAAACTTTTTGCTCAGCCATTGTTAGGCATCAACGTAGCTATACCACCTTTGTTCATAGGCTTGTACGTACCATCAACAATAGATTGTATTTTACGCATTAGGCTACCGTAGTCTTGTTTATTCATGTCTAGACTACTTATTAAACTAGCAGTGGCTTTTTTATTACCCATCACGTCTGAATTATAAGTGCTCCGTATTTTATCAAGCCCTTGTTGTAGACGCGGTAAAGCAAGAGTCGCTAGTTCTTTTTGTTCGGTTGGGTTGAGCTTCATGAGTTCGTCGTCAAACTTCATAAGTGCACTTAAGTTACGACCCTTGTCTATAGTTAAAGGTATAAGTTTTAAAGCTGACTTAAATTTTCCAGGACCAGCAAACTCCATGGCTGCTCTGCCTATCATTGAGTCAAACTTATATAAAGGGTTCATAAGCTCAAGCGGATTAGTAGGTTCTATCTTCATTCCGCTTAACATCATTTCTCTTTCATTCGCCATAATTATTTCCTCTTTTTCCTTTTAGAACCAAGTTTTGCTGCGCGCATCTGGGCAGCGGTCGGTGCACCTTTGGCACCTTTCTTACGCATGCGTTCACCACGTTTACGTTTAGCATGTATATTAGCCCAGAGTCCTGGTCTTTTAGGTTTAGCTTTTTTCTTCTTCATCTACCTTGACCTCGGTATTTTTTAATGTTAGCTTTTTTACGCTTGTTCATACCAGCGCCATAGGACAAGGGCGACGAACCAATGCTCGTCTTCTTTTTGACATGATTGATTACTACTGCGTTACTCGCCCATTTACTTGCCATTACGGATTAGTTTAAATGTTTTTCTTGCGTTTGTTAAGTGTAATTTATTTTGCATTATTACTACAGGGACAGGGGACGAGTGACCACCTTCCGCAGGGTGTGACCAAAACCACTCGGCATCGGGATATTCGTCTGCTAGTTCGTGTGCCGTGGACTCTAGTGTGTGGCGACAGATCGAGGTATGAACTTTAAAAAGAATGGCAGGATACTTGTCAAGTTCGTCATATAGTTCGCGTACTAATGTCTCTGAATATTCAAGTATGGGTATTCTGCCTGAGTCAAAGTATTGTAGGCTGAAGGGACAGACTTCAGTAATGGATTTAAAATACTCTCTCATATCTAAAAAAATTTTGCAAAAAATTTTGTCTAGGAGTCCCTATTCTATAGTAGAGAGGTCAAAAGTAAAGTCAATATGTTATGAGTCTCGACATTATGGCTAGAGCGCTTACTATATACGTTATACTCATAAGGGGGGTGGGGGGTAGTTTCTAGGACTATGTGTCGTGTGTCGCGCCGTCAGGCGCGACCGCCGAGATATAAGCGTAGCTTATAATAGGTTATAAGCGGGGGGTATAAATAAATTACCCTAGTTATTTTTATAAAGGGGGTTTACTTTATATACTACTTATATATAATAAATATATTAACTAACTAATTAAACCTTAAGGAGGTAAATATGACTAAAGTTAATACTAAAAAAGCTAACGCTACCGTTAGCCCTAACGTTACCGAGGTTACGGTAACTAATATAGCGGAGGCTAACCCTATCCTAACTTACGTTAGCGGTAAGGCTAGGGCGGAACATAATAGTAAACGCGCTAAAGCCGTCAAAGGTATGACTTACGCTAAAGCGCTTGAGTACTACGGTACGCTTTACCCTAAAGGCGCTAAAACTCACCTTAACTACGATATATTCAAAATTAAAAGTCTAAAACCTAGTAGTTAAGGTTAAAGGGCTACCGTAAAAGGTAGCCCTTTTTTATTTATATTTATATTGATCACCATCCACAGACCACAGCTGTATGGCGAAGGACATATGTCCTGTGTCCTTGTCCTGTGGTGCGTGTGTCGCCGAGCGTAGCGAGGCGAGCGCGATCATAATCTCCACTTATAATACATTATAATCCCTGGGACACAGCTCGGTGTCCTGTGGTCCGCGTCAGCGGACCGCTGTGGATCCGCGTCAGCGGACAAAAAAGTAAGTACTTACTAACTTTTTGCGATCTAAGTCTTTTTATACTTTTTATATATTAGCTATATACTTTGACTACGATCGGCGTTATAATAACTCTATAATTAGTTAATAGGAGGTAATTATGACTAATACTAAAAAAGCTACTAAATCGGTAGCGCCTAATGTTAAAGCTCAAACTTTAACTTATATCCCTGGTAAAGCTAGGGCTGATCATAACGTCAGTAGGGCTAAAGCTGTAAAAGGCATGACCTACGATCAGGCGTTAGCTCATTATGCTACCCTTTATCCGAAGGGAGCTAAAACTCATTTAAACTACGATATTCAAAAAATCGGTAGCCTTAAATTGAGCGACTAAAGCTTTACGGAGGGCGGTCATAGTACCGCCCTTTTTTATGCACGGACGGCAGATCGTGGTCCACTCACCTTAGAATCGTATTGTCGGTATTGGCTGATTCCCCAAAATACACAGATCATGATCGGTGGAGGAAGGACAAATGTCCTTGGTGTGTGGTCCATAGATTTTTGTTCGTTGTCCGTGTCCCGACCCTTTCCTAGTTCCAGCTATATAGGGATCAGTGGAGAGCTCTATGTCTCCAGTAAAAACTGTTACATGCTTTTATATTCGGTAGACCACGAACCACCCATAACCTACCCTATTACCTCCTCACAGCCAATAGGTCGGTAATAGCTCAGCCAATAACCTCTATAAACATCGTAACCACGATGCTCCACGGACTATGGTTATTGGCTTATTGGCTAAACAGCTTGAAAAACGAAAAAAATTATTTCCTCGAAGAGTTCCCTATAATAGCAATAGGTTTAAAACCTAATGTATTCTGTTAGAGCGGACGCTAATCTAGAGCCATTTAAACTAATAGCTACAACAAAGCAAGGGCTAATTTTTTCTTCATCCTGGGCTATTGAAACAATATTATACTCGCCAATACCAGGAATCCTTGAGCTATCATACACCGTATGAAAAGTAAGCCTTTCTAGATAATCTTCGATGGTGTCTTGTTCTCCATGAACCTCGCTAAAATACCAACCAACTTTAGTTGGGTTTTTAAAAGCTAGAATGTCTTCTATAACAGCAACCACTCGTACAGCATCAGGGTAGTCTCCTGCGTTAGTTTTAAGCTCCGTGATGAAATTTTTAGTATCAATGAGTTCTTTCATGGTTATTACTCCCAGCCTATCGGTCTTTTAACAGCAAGCGGTGTACACTCGTAAGGGCGGTCTTGATCATCATAACACGGTTGACAAACTAGAAACGTCTGGTGGTCGCACCCTGTTTCATCTTCGGCTCCTGATTCTACACTCATAAGGCTACTCGTCGTTCCGCACTCGATACAACGTACAGTACCGTACTCGTAAGACTCAATAGTGTTACCCTCCGCGTATAATTTAATAATACTTTTGTTCATAGTTAGTTCCTCCTTTATTAATTAACTATAAATATAGTTTAAGGGCGATCGGTTTGATGGTATAGTTTAATCCGTAAGGACTTAGGCAGACAGTCCACGGAGAACCAACCAAAAACATAGTTAATTTTAGTCATTGAGAAANATATTCACTAGCAACGCGCTAAGCATTAAGGTTAAAATAAAATCAATAAGGGTCATAGTGTTCTCCGCTATTAGGTACTTCATGATCGTTAGGGCTACCCATTACATCTATATCATCGTTTTCAGTTTGTAGCTCCCAGTTTACGTCAAGGTCGGTATGACCTATTTCCTCAGCGTTTTCCCAGCTGGTTGCTGTAACGGTGGCGTACCATACAGTTTTGTTGATTTTACGTATTTGATACTCTTTATAATGTTTTTCATTAATAGTTATTTTCATATCTTTCTCCTAATAAGGCGTGGCGAGGATTAGGTACGCAACTGCTTTTGGTCCTCATTAAGTGTACGTGTAGCTACTATACCCTCACACACCACTAAACTAGTGGTTCGTTTAGTCGAGGACAAGTGAACCACTCTCGCTTTTAAGGACGCTGGTTATACGCCCCACCTCTTTGCGCTGGAATATACAGTTTGGAGGAGAACACCCAGCGCTCTAACGACCAATAGTCTTAAGATCATTAGTCGTTATGTATTGGTAAGCACCTTTATTATAAGCAGGTGCTACTTGCTTTCTACGTGTGTTCGCTAACTTTTGAGCAAACTCCTCACCACAACTTAAGCAAGTGCTATAGCCCAGAGCTGCACGCTCTGGACTTAGCTTAGTCAATTTACAAATGCTACACGGTACACTACTCATGGGGTATGCCTCATGTAGTGTTTAGCACCGCCCATATCAAGCGTAAGATAAGTAACCGTGATGTAATTACTATGAGTCCAGTACTCATCTACGTGCTTAATATATAGACCGTAATAACGGTCGGTAGATAAATTAAAACCTAATTCATCTTTTAGGTGGTTAGGAAGCTTAGATAAATCTTCCAGTATTTGAAAGTCACTGCCGTCACCTTTAGGTTTAGACCAGCCTTCCTCCGTATACATATTTTTTATATTCATAGTTACCTCCTCCGTAACGCTATTTATTAATAATTTATAGTAAGCGCGATCTAGCTGATGGTTAAGTATCATGTTAATAATCTTTTAGGCGGTCACACCGTTTGATGTATAGGGGTTAGGGGTAAGTAGGGCTAAGTAAATCAAAGCCTTAAAAACGCTCACATTAAGCCCTATATAACTCATCTACTAGGGCTACCTTTAAAGTAAGCGTCTTTTAGCTCATCCTTCCACATATTAAGCTCGTAAAGAGGATTAATCTTACACATATTTTTCCTAAACGAATCAAAGTCTACAGCTTTCTCAAGAGCGGTAGGAACGTCTTGCTCAAAGTCTATTAATAAATCTTTAAGTCTACTCATATTCACTCCCAAAAATAAATAAATTTGTTTCACTCGCTTCATAACAAGCACCGCACAATATTTTGTCTTGCGGTACTTTATCTAAATCTTCGTAGCCATGAGCCTCATAGTTATTTTTATCTATGATGTAATCAGCTTTATAGCCACACTCGTTGCAACAACCTACACTCATATTTTTATTCCTTGGTAGTGGTCGGTTTTAGTAAGTTTCATGAACTCTTCTTTACTGGCGTCTTCAATACAGTTAGCACAGAGTACGGTCTCAGGAGTACTAGTAAACTCCTCACAATGTAGTTCCACGAGCCACGTATCTAAAGGTAAGTTACGATGACGTTTAACACCGCTCACTTGTGCCTCTCCCATCTGTTGACAGCCGTCACAATAGTCTAGTTGTCTACGTACAGGTAGCATGTTTACAATAGGTTTACTCATACTTATTTAGGTCGTACCCCTCCAATAAATCATCTTGACCTACGCTACCCCACTTGCGGTTACCCAACTCGTAATAGAGTTGTTGTAGCACACGGTCATTGCTTAAGGTAGTGTGGACGTCGTAAACACCCTTCTTTACCTCACGTTCTAAATAGCGAGTAGCACTATCAATGTACCACAAGCCATCATACTTAGGCGAGTTAGTAACTCTAATACACTCCCCCTTATCGGGGACACTAAATATGGCTTCTTTTTGCATAATTATCTCCTTTTAATTATTTATATAATATTAACCGCGATGCCCTAGATGGTTAAGGTATATCATTTTCTTTTTTAAACAGCCCATCTTCTAGTACTCCCTTACGGTTTTTAATTTCATCATAAGCTTGGTTAACACACTCAGTTAAGGTCATATCTAACTGCTCAGCCAGTACAACTAAACACACAAACACGTCACCGATACCGTCAGAGCTAGACCACTTGTCTCGGTAGGCTACACCTTTGGCGAGCTCGCCTACTTCCTCAACTAGCTTTAACATTTGTTTTTCAGGCTGAACGTCAGCGGTCAGTAGACCACGTTCTCTAGCCCATTTAGTAATAAGATGCTCTAAGGCAACTAAGTCTTTTTCTTTGTACATTATAACTCCCTGTCTTTAGTGTAATGTAAGGCAACTAAAGCTATGCCCATGCATACTATGTTGATGCCTATGAATAATGATATTGCTAATAAAATAATTGTCTTCATAATTTAAGTGGCTCGTTGCGACCACAAGTGAGCCAGTCTTGTAGTATAGAGTTACTCATGCCATAACTCTGGGTCGGTTAGTGGGATTAAATAAGGAGGTAAAAAACCCACTAACAAAAAGCCTCCTTGATAACTTCATCCTTCCTACGTTTATCTTTGTAGGTGCGAATGATGCTACCGTCAGGGTAATATAAGTCCCAGTAATCGTTACTTAAATCCCTGACCCATGTAGGACGGTTGTGCCTAGAGTAATCTAGTTCCTGCCTACGTTCTTCTACTATGGTTTTATATTGCGTCATAGTTAGTTGCCTCGGTTATACAGTTCTCTGTTCGCCCACTTTTTAGCAAACTCTTCTTTGCTAGTGGCATTAAAATGTTTTAGGTATCTACGTCGCTTTGACTCGGTATCTAGCTTCTCAAAGAAGGCTAGACCTTTTTGATACTCGTTTTCTAAAAATAGTTCGTTAAATAAATTACTCATAGACCCACAAACTGCATGTATGGTTTTTTAGTGAACCCTTCAGGTAACCACTCAACTAACTCGTCTTCAACTACAGGCAAGTGATAACTAGCGTCAGTAGTTTCACCGTCCTTATCGTAACCCACTATTACTGCTTTACCAGCATAAGCGGTGGCTAAAGGTGACCAGTGGAAAAAACGGTTGTTTGACTTTAGTAAGCCTTCGTCATCAAGTACCATTTGGTTATTTTCGTTAACCGTGACGATATCAATTAAGTCAACTTCCATCCACTTTTTTATTTCTTCTATGTAAGTATCACGTGGTAAATACGCGACTCTTATTTTTTCTTTAAAAGGGTCAATGAGTATAGCACGTAACCCATCCTTAACTTCTTTCATATATACCTCCTAGGTAATTATTTATATAGTAAAATTTAGCGTTGATCAAAGGGAAAATAAAGGAAAGTGGGGCTTTTATAAACCCCACTTTTTGAGGAGGTAATCTAAACGATCTCGAGAGTTTTGACCTTTTCAATGTCATATCTTAAGTCCGCCATAGAATACAAGCCAGTCGCGATAGCGTCACGAACAGTCTTGCCGTCAACAGCTTCCACTCTTTTATTATTAGCTTCTGCTGTTACTTTCTTGCCTGTAGCTTTTAATTTAGCATCAGGGTCGAATTTACCGAATCTAACTTTCGGTGTAGTTTTCGCAGCTTTTACTTGCTGCTTAGCACTACTAAGTAAACTTTTTTTCTTAGTAGCTGTATTAGTCTTACTCATAATTTTCTCCATTAATTAATTACTAATATATAAATGATATATAAGAGTATAGGAAAGTAAAGTATGTTCGGAAAGTTTTAAGTGAACCTATTGAGGTTTCTAATTGATACTGGTCTGCCCCAGCTTTTACCACCTCTGTTCATACGCATGCCTTTAGTTTTTGAAAGTGATGCCCTGTATGTGTTATCACTTCTAGCTTCGTTCAACTCAGCTTGGGCTAGTATTTCAGGATCAACAGGATACTCATCATAAGAACAAGCATAGGTGTTAGTGGTGTATTCCCCTTCATAAATGCCAGACGGTCCACCTTCACCGAGTCCTGCTGCTTTGTATACGGATTTATATTGGTTATATCCCCATTCTTTTAGACATTTTTTAGAACAGTACTTCCTGAATTTAGTTCCGCCCTGTTTACGTTCAGGAAGCTCTTTACCGCAGGAAGCACAAAGTTTAATCATCGTCAGGGGGAACAGGTATATGTAAGGGGATAATAGAACGCTCCCCCTTTTGATGAGTTCGTAAGCCACACTTCTCACACTCGTGAGAAGGTGACAAGGTCGCTGATGAATTTATATAATAAGAGTCTCGCCAGTCATGTAGACAAGTATCTTGATTTATATGTCCGTTACTCATTAGCTATTTTTTCACTAGGTAAAGGTAGAGTCATCATTTCTTTTAGTAGCGTATAACCGCTAACAGCTACAGTGACCATTTCTATACTAGAGTTAAGTGACGCACCTTTTTGAGGGTCTTCCTCTTTGTCGAGTATATCCTTAACTGCTTCGTTTACTACCTTTATGGCTTCTAGTAGCTTTTGGTTTTCGTTTAACATAATTTTCTCCTTAAATTATTTATAACTAAAGTATAAGTTACATCAACCGTTTTTAAAAATATCATCGTATGACCTTTCAGTTATGTCATAGATATCTATATTTCTACACAGAGCCTCGTTATGGTCTATGTCTAGATGGTCATACACCACGTTGCTTTTAGTCTCGGTTAAAGATACACGTTTCTCTATACGCTCAAACTCACCGTCGTTAGCTTTGAGTATAGCTTGTTCTGGTGACGTAGCTTTTACTGGATAGTAATCTACTTGCATGGTAGTAAAGGGAACGTAGTAAGTTTTAAGGTCGGGATTATTACTCACGAGTCTCAGTTTTGGTTTCATTGTACTTTCCTTATAGTTAGTTTATATAGTTATTTAGCCTTAGATTAGCTTTTGAATAAAGCTAAATCTTTAAAATAAAGGCTGATTATTTTTTCGCGGGATTTATTAATTCAAAGTAGAAACGCTTTTGTTTGATTGCGTCAGCTACTATTTCCATCATCTCAGCCAAAGTTTGCTTATCGCCAAAGACGTCTTCTTCTGTCATGACAACAAGCTTCATTACTTGTTTATGTTTTAAGTTTTTTGTTTTTGACATTTTTCTTCTTACCACCTAGAGCTATCTTTATAACTTTATGTAGTCTTCCTGCCTTTAGTATATCATCAATTTTCTTTAATGGTTTCATAATCCTGTCCTAAATGTTAAGTTTATTCTTTCTTCTGCCATGGGTAGGTCTGGTACTGCATGAGTACTGCGTAATTGACTACAGCCGTCAAACATTATGACGTCCCCATGTTCTAGAATATAGTGAGTTTCTTCTTTTAAAAAGTTCTCTTTAAAATATATGTCACTAGTGTTAGTATGATCTTTGATAGGGTTTTGATATCTTCTCCAAGTAAACACACGTGGAGCACCGTAACTCACTGATACAACGATATCTTCTGGTGTGGGTACAGTATCACTGTGGTGGGGTATGCCTTTCTCATCAGGGTATAACCCACACAAACAAAAAGTAAACTTGACTTCTTTATCGTATATGGCAGAAGCTAATTCCTCAGCTGCAGTTTTTATACTGGGCATGAAATACCTGTTAGTCCACGGTTCAGGATCCATATGCTTACCAGCATACTCAAACGGTGCATCACCAAAGCCACGGGACGGTCTACCATAAACCATACCGTTCTTAGTTTTACGTACAACAGGTTCGTCCCAACGGTCAAACGTCGGATTGAACTGTTTCAGCGCTCCTTTTAGGTAGTGTATATTCGACATGTTCTGTTTCTTCTTTCTCTAGTTCTATAACTTTACCAGTCGGTAGTATCCCACCTGTATCATGGTAGAGTTGTTTCATACGTTCTAGTACTTCTTCTTTTGACATAACGTCCACACGGTTGACGGTCAACTCACTACGGTTGACGTACAGTCCTGCTGCTTTACCTCTAGCCACTTCCGCAGCCACTGCAGCAGACCATGCTCCATTACGCATAGCTCCTTCACGTATATCTTTTAAGTCTGTAAGGTGAGTAGCTAAATCTAGCTCCACTTTCTTACTGGCTTTTTCTTGTAAGGCTTGAATCTTTTGCTGTACTAGTGGGTTGTCGTCACTTGCTAAAACATACCCTGCTTTGACAGCATTCTTTTCACTGTACCCAGCATCTATCGCAGCGTCTTTTTTCGACATTCCTTTTGCGACGTTCTGTGCAAATTTTTCTTGTTTAGGTGTAAGTTTTTTCTTCATTAAGGTGTTTAAAAGCAATGATTAATACTAAGCTTACATCTCTGCGTCTTATAAATTTATCTAGACTTTCGTTTTGGTTACTTAGTATAATAATGTCTAGCGGAGTAGCATATTCCTCAGCTCTCCAATATTCTTCTATAGTGTCGTAATCCATATACATAGTATAGCTTAATTCATACTGATAAGTTTGCGTTTCTCCATATCATACACAGGGATTCTATTGAAGACACTAAAAGAACAATCAAGTATCGCCTGAACCACAAGACCTGTATCGTCATCAAAAGGTCCTACTATTTTTACTCGTACATGAGGCTCTACCTTTTTACCTTGAGCGTGTTCATGTATAACTAAGGGCATAACAGGGTAAGATAAATCTTTATAGTTGTACCCGAACTTAGTTATAGTGTTAGTGAACTTATCTAGATTTATACTTCTGTTGAAGTTGTTTTCTATGGCGTAATCGTTGGCTTCTTTTAAATCGTAATAGTTCATTACGCGTGGTTGTTGATAAAAGTTTTCTACGTCTTCATTAGTAGACTTTTGCATTAGGCAACCCTCCATACTCTTAGCTTTTTAATTCCATCTTCATACACGGTGCGAGTAGTAAGCCTTACACGGTGTCTTTGATTCCAAGCACTGGCAGCAGTCCTAAGCCTGACTACTTCTCTTTCGTCATCAAAGGTTATAGCAAAGCTCTGCCCAACCTCGAGTTTACCGAAGCCCCACTTGATTTTAAAAGCTGGATCTGGTAGTTCTATATTGTCCTCTATTTTGATTGTCATACTAATCTCCTTTATATAACTAGCTATATATTAGTATAGATGGTATATCTAGTATAGTTAAATCTTAATTTATTTAAGCGCCTGTGAGCGTTTGTTCTAGTAGGTAAAGGGGTAAGTAGGGTTAAGTAAATCAAGCGCTATAAAGCGGTCACATTAAACCTAGTAAGTGCCGTCACTATAAAAAGGTACTTTAAATATTTTAATACACCTAAACTTTGAGCTTTTATTTCTTACAGCTTTGATAACACTCTGGGCTATTTGATCACGGTGGTTCTCAATCCAATTATAGAAATCTTGTTGTTGAGAAAGGGGATGGTTAGTATCTACTTTTACTAAAAGACGAGCTGGTGTTCCTTTTACTTCTTTAGGGTTGTGGTACACCAACTCCCATAACGTCTCGTAGTTTTCTTTAGCCCTTTTTGACATAACCTAACTTAATATCATACTTGATATCGTTTAAATTTAAAACACCTTTGTCTAAAACATCTTGAATAGTTTTAATACCAATATACTGTTCCATACGTTCTTTGTTCTTAGCAGACATAGGAACTTTATCAGTGCGTTTTAATTTTTGACTTGTATCGTATGGGTCACGAGCAGTAACCACGTTACAATAATTGTTAGGTTTAGGAATGTCAACTTTAGTTTGATAACTTCTTCGCATATCACTTTCCTCTGGCTCAACAGCCTTTTCAATTAACAGCTTCCACAACTTACGTTGTGAGTCTTTGCGGTCACGGAACTGTTTTACTTTCCGCTTAGCATGTAGATTATAAATCTCAACTGCCGCATCTTCTTTAGGTATACTGTTCATCTCAGAAAAAATATCAGGGTCACCTATACGAGGACAGTTTACAACTTTATTAAGATCTTTCATCTTAACCTTAACCACCCTCTGAAAGTCAGGGGTGGTAAGGCATAGAAAGTAGTACTCGTTATGCTGCTTGTGCATACTCAATAGCTTTAGTCATAGCACGGTTTTTTAAACTCGCCCTAGCTCCGAACCAAGCGTTATGCATTGCTGCGTCACGGTCATGACCCCACTTATGGTCAACGACGTAAGTAACTGCGTTAACAGCACCCCACCAAGTACCCTTAGAACTTTTAAGGTTAGCTCCTGGCTGTTGCTCAAGGGCTTCATATACTTTATAAGGGGTACGTTGAAGTTTCTCTAGAGTTTCAAGTCTAGTTTCAATAGCTTTAGTTTCACTAGTCTTAGCACTTTCAAGTAGTATCTTTTCTTGCATAGCTAGTTTAGGTTGCATAACGTCAGCTATGTAACTTACAACTTTATTTTCGTTATACTGTTTACTACTGAGGAACTCAGCGCTTTCTTGATACTCATCAAGACGAGTACTAGCCAAGCCTAGAGCTTTCTCTGCGGAGACGATAAGGTCTTCATCAAAAGCTTTAGTATGTGGCATTTTAAAAGCAGGTTGACTCCTGTCAGCTAAAGCCATAGAAAGAGTGTTATTACAAACTACTCTAATAGGTGTAAACCTAATCTCGTTAGACTTACCCCACTCATGGGACACGGACACTAGTAAGTAGCCCTCAATACGGTCATCACCTGGAAGGGTAAAGCCGTCATTGATTTCTGCTAGTCCCCATACTTGTCTACCTCCTCGTAACGAACCTGCGGTATGCATATTCATATCGCCAGCCTCCGTAAACTTTTTAAAGAAAGTAAACGCGTCTGCATTCTGGGTAGGTATGAACTTAGGTCCACACGGTCCTAGAATACTATTATCACTATCACGTACTAGTACGGAATAGTCGTCGGATATAATAAGGTCGTCAGCTTTCTCACTGTCGGCATTATTATAGGTAAGGATGCTTCGCTTACTAACCGTCCAATCAAGGTTAGCTTGTTTCAGCATTTCTTGTGGTGTCAAGTCTGCACCGACTTTAACACCTAGCCCATGCCAAGGTACTTCCCCAGCGTAAGCCATGGTTTCTATATTATGTGCCATAGTTTTTCTCCTATGTTGTTTGCCTACTAACTTAGTAGGTAAGTACTAGTATACGTAGAATTATTAGTGATTATAGGATGATCTAAACGTTCTTATACTTCTTTAACATCTCACGTTTTTGCCTAGGAAGATAGTCTTCCCAACAACGTAAAACGATTAACTTTTTTTCGACTTCCGTATAAGAGTTCCATTCCCTAATTTCTGTGGCAGTCCTACCACATCCTTTACAGGTGCGAGTCCCCCACTGAGTAACAGTACACATGCCAATGCAAGGGGAGTCATGAAGACTAGTAGTTTCATGCAGTAGCTTTTGTGTCATGCCTGCTCCTTATGAGTCTGACATCTCTTTCTTTGAGCCAGTTTCTCATCATGTCCTTACGCTCTATTTTACTAAGATTAGTATCATTAAGTAAAGCTTTGTTAAACTCAGTATATGTTTCGTATCCTCTGTAGTAATCTCCTGCTCCTAAGTGATTAAATCTAACAATCTGCCACACACGTTGTTTAGACATCTTAAACTTAATACCTATATCTTCAAGCGTCATATCTGTATTAATAGTTAACATAAATATTTCAAAATACTTAGCTCTTAATTTATCTCTATGCGACATTAAAATACTCCTTATAATTTTTAACAGCTTCACCCCAGCTTTGCCCTATCTCAGCATCAACTTTATTAGGTACAACTAGAGGAACACAGTCTGCCATAACTTCAATTATCTTCTTACAAGTTTCTACTGAATCAACTGAAATATCTAGCTCATCATGTATTTGAGTATGAGCTAAGATACCTTCTTTATATAGTTCTACCATAGCCTTTTTAGTCATGTCTGCTGCTGAGCCTTGTATGAGTCTGTTCATAGCTTTATAGGTGTAGGAACGTTTAATGTCCTGACCATATTTTTCCAAAGCTTCTGAATAAGGTAAAGGCATACTGCCGAACTCATATCTAGGTTCATATAAATTAAACCTACACCTACGTCCTAACACAGTAGTTATATAGCCTCTATTAGCTCCTAGCCTAGCACACTGGTCACGCAAACCTTTTATAAAAGGTACTCGGCTATGATACGTATCAAACAGTTCCTCAGCTTCCTGAGGGGATATATCTAGCTGTTTAATTAGTTTGTCCTTACCCATACCGTAACTAAGACCTAGATTTATTATTTTAGCTTCCTTACGACTTATGTTAGCCATATCAGCCACTACCTGATGAAAGTCTGCATCTTTATTTTTATATGCATCAACTGCATCGTCTGCGCCTTCTTGTTCAGTTTTATAGGCATAGTGAACGGTAAGTCTTGGTTCTTGTTGAGAGTAATCAAAAGCTCCCCAGTGCATACCTTCTTCTGGTATAAAAATACTTCTTATCAGAGGTCCTATCTCATCGTGTCTAGCTGGCACTTGCTGAAGGTTAGGTTTACTACTACTGAATCTACCAGTAACTGTACCACCACGGTCACTGCGCAAAGGATGTAGTTCCCCATGTATTCTACCGTTGACGTTATGGTCAAGTATCATGTTATCTATAAAGGTAGTTCTAGCTTTATTGAGTTGCCTAGCTCTAGCTATGTCTTGACCTAGTTTATGCTCATGTCCTTCTAACCAACTAGAAGTAAAACTAGGTGCGTTAGTTTTTTGTGTCCTAGGATAACTTAACCCAGCTCTATCAAACACAGTAGCAACAGATGCTGCAGCCCATAGATCAGGTGCTACACCGTACTCGTCATAAATACCTTTGAGTATTTTGTTTTCTTCACTTTCTAGTTTCTTACTTATTCTTTGTGCTTTATCTAAATCAACACGTACACCTTTCCAACGCATGTCTAATAATATAGGTATGAGCCCAGTTTCTAATTCATATATCTTTTCAGCGCTTTCTTTTACTAGTAATTCTTTTAGTATTCCCCAAAGTTTTAAAGTGAGTGCTGCATCTTGCTCAGCATATGGTCCAACATATTTAGCAGGTAGTTTATACATCTCACTTTTAGGATTTAACCCATAGGCTTTAGCTGCATCTTCTAATAGGCTTTCATCTTTTACTTCACCTACGTACCTATTACCTAACTTATTTAATGAGTAACCATACTGATTCTCATCTACGAGTGGGGCAGCAAACATAGTATCGTGAATCTTACCTTTCACCTCAACACCTAAACGTCTGAGCCAACCTAAATCGTACAGTGAGTTATGAAATACTTTATCGTTATTATGGCTGAACTCTTTATTCATCCAGTTTATAACGACTCGCTTGTCTAAGTTACCACCACCTAAATGTTGAATAGGTAGGTAGATAGCAAAGTCCTCAGTAGCTACTGCTATACCTGTTACGTAACCTTTATTCTCAAAAGCCCATGACGGTCCATGGGACATGAGTAACGGATCGTAAGTTTCTAAGTCAATAGCTACTTCTTTATAGTTAGAGAGTTTGGGTAAAGAACTAGGTGGCACCCAGTCACTATCACCTACAAACATACTACTCTGCATGTTCGTTTCTTAACTCCTGATGTAGACGAGTAGCGTACTCTTCAACTAATAACAGGTAACAGCGTAAATCACGTATGTCATCTAATATACCTGTAGACGACATATCATCAAGTATGGCGCCAAACACATCCCAATGACAGGCTTGAGACTGATTCTCTATCCTATCAAACTTACGTGCTAACATCATAAAAGCACCAACGCCACCACGCTTACGCCAACTATCACCGTAACTTTTCTCGGCACGTTGAAGCTGAGCAATATCACGCATAGCTATCTTTTCTATTTTATCAAAGTCCGCAGACATATTATCTCCTATTAAATTCTATTAGGGCAAATATTTTGTTTACCATAATAACACCACTTACATTTAAACTGTGAGGGTTTAGCAGGGAACTCAGTAGCTGTGGTCATATCTACTGCCCTTTGATTTAAACGCTCACGCTTACCATCCACTGTAGGCTTATCGTATTGATACCTGTCTAGCTTACCATGGTCAAGATACCATAACTCAGTAGTTATAGTTTCTAATTCAGGTAGCCTTTCAAATACTACACTCGCATAAAGCTCACACTGTTCTCTATGCCCTTCTTGGTTACCATCGTACCGACCAGTTTTAAAGTCAATAACTCTAGCATTGTTTTCACCTTCAATATGTACAAAGGCATCTACTTTAGCTCTACCCCATGTATCAGTATCGAACCAACCTGTAGGTTTCCAATCAGTATCAAAAGCCCAATCACCCTCACAAAGTACATGACCTTTTAAGTGAAGTTCTTTTAATAAATCAAAAGCTTCTTCAAAGTCGCTAAGTTGTTTAGGTATCTCATCAAAACGTCCACGGATATACTCTTCACATAACTTATGAATATCTTTACCTCTGTCCATAGCTTTATTTCCAGGTTCTTTAATACGTTGTATAAACGCATACTGTGCTTTCTTGGGACAATCTTCAAACGTTTTTAGTCTACTATAAGACCACTGCGGTATGTTGCTCATTTACTTTCCTTATTAGTTATAGCTCTATTTAACCAATCGTAGCCAGCAGTAGCCCAGTCTGTAGCTGAACAACCTTGAACTTCGATTAGCGCTTCATCATACTCTCCGCTCTTATATAAATGCCAAGCATCCTGTAGAGGCACTGCCACTTCATAAAAGAAGGGGTCAACAAAGTCTACATCTTGCATTGGTGCACGTCTCATAAACCTACTTAGGTCTATTTCCCATGTTTCTATGTTTGTATTGATTAAAGGATAAGGGTTAATAGCTTTATTGCTATAAGGATTAGCGCTATTAAACTGACTAAAAAAATCAAAAGCATCTTGACTTGCTAGTTCGTCATACATAGGGTTAAACACATCTGTATATGCATGTAAACTATCACTCACTTGAGTATATGTACCTATTCTTACACCTATACCATAAGCCATATATTCCTGTAGTATGGACATGTGAACTACGTTAGCACCAAACGTACCCCAGATACAATCGTTTGACCTACAACTTACTGTCATATCTAGTTCGCCCTCTCTTACCTTAAAATAAATAACAGTATTACAAGGCACATCTTTACTATGTGCATCTAAGTCTACTAACGGATCCCACATTTGTAATACAGACCTTCTATCAGTATTGTCGTTACGTAACCGATTTATAATTACAGATAACTGATCACCACCAAAGTGTTCTCGCCACCTAAAACCATAAGCACCTTGAAGAGTAATACCGTCATCACTATATTCTTCCATACGCTTATTGTAAGTTTTTACATACTCAAGGTCGTTAGCACCACACAGCATCCAAAGACTTTCCATTAAATGAAAGAAAGGGTTAGCTTTACGCACATCTTCAAATAGTACTCTTTCTGTAGAGTTTTCATACACAGTAGCCACAGGCTCTGGTACTTCAATAACATCCCCTGCTCTACTAGGTTTTACATCTTCTCTGTATCTACCGAGTAAATCCATACCTTTAATAAAACCATCATTTACGTTTCTACAATTAATTATTTTCACTTATTTTTTCTCCGCAGCTTTTATAAGAAACTCAGTCATTTCTATTTTTTCTTGTATGTTAGCTAGTTCCCCTATTAACTTATCAACCTCAGTCATAAAGTCAGTGTGTTCAGGTATACTCATAGGTTCATCTATAAGTACCTCAAGATTCATTGATACTGCGTCCCGCTCACCAGCTAATTGTGATTTATACGCTATTAATATATTAGAATAACTCGCCATTTTGTGCTCCTAGTTTGAATGCTTTTTTCCATTGTACTTTTACGTCTTTACGAGTAGCACCGCCCCAAGCTGTTTTAGTTTCTTTTTCTACCACTTCAACAACTTCTGGGTGTAACTCTTTAAGTCGCTCCGCTCCTTGTGATTGTACTTCCATAGTACGCCACTCACTACAACCACCTGCAGCATTACTACTACCTTGCCCTTGAGCATAGTAATAACTAATTTTACTGGGTAGCCCTTTCTTGAGTAATTGAAGGTTTACGTCAAAGTCTTCCATAACTTTAACTCTACCTATCTCAATACCCTCAAACATGTCTAAGTTATACGCTAACACGCGCATGTACCTTGTATTTTCTACAGATAAATGTTCAACACGGTTATTACCCTCCCTAGCGCTTACGCCACAATGGGCATAGTCATCAAGCCACTTATCAAGTAAACCGAACAATGCAGGATATTCCTCAGGCTCTAGATAACGTAGGTGCCAATCATTAGTAGCTTTACGTATATAAAACCGTAAGTCATCATCTAACATAACAATTTTATTATCGTCAGTATTTTCGTGTATGTATAAGCGTTTAGTAGCTATGTCGTGAACGGTATCAGGACAAACCATAATTTGACAATCATACTGACCATATTCGTCAGCTTCATCATGGTCTACAACTAACGTTACTTCTTTACGTAATTCTTCAGGAAAGAAAGATAAAGTAACTTGTCTGTCCGCTCTTCCCCTAGTAGGAATATAAATTCTCATAATACTCTCCTATAGTTGTGGTTTATATTTTGCGCGAGGTCTACCTTGACCTAAACGCACCCTTTCATACTTATCAAACTCACATAGACAATGCTCAATATCTCGCATCTCAAGAGGTTGCATATGATTCTCAAGATAGTCTGGTGAATAATCTAGTAACTGTTTCATCTCAAAGTTTAATTGATCTTTCTTTACTGTTTGTTCTAGTTCTCTTAGGTGTATCCTATTTAATCCACGTTTAGCTCCTGGTCCAGGATTTGCCCAAGTCATAATGTCTTCTGCTGTACTTAACCATTTAGTATGACGTAAATCAGTAACTACCTCATAAGCCATAAAACCACTAAACCCTTTATGTTGTAGATAGTTTTTCCAAGTATCATGTAAAGACCAAGTAATCATAGGTGGGTGATGTTCATATAAAGGTGTAAGTATCTTATCTACAGTTTGTTCTATTTTAGTGCCACCTAACGTGCCTGTCAACATGTAAGCACCTGTATAGACTTTTTCGCCTCTGTCTTTTCTAGCTTGCATTATAGCCTTCACCTTTTCAGGTTCCCAAGTTTCAGGAAAGCCTATCTCCTCTAGAGTGTCTGGCCAATTAATTTGTCTAGCCACGGACATAGCGAAAGGTAAATTTTGATGGTCGCTATAAGGCTCTCTCCAGTTTACTCTTATCCACTCAGTGACTTTATCAAGCTCACGATACACATTACAAAAACTAAACTCAGTTAATATAGCGTCACTAGTCCACGGATAAGGTACACCGTTCTGCCTTCTAAGATACACCATATGGCGTTCATTGATGTAGTTAAAAAATCTTTTTATACCCTCTTCTCTTTCATGAGCTAGGTCTATCATGCGCACTCCTTAGTTTGCCAGTCTAAGTTCCACCAGTTAGGTTTAGCCCTGTTTTTATTCCACTCAGCGTAGTGTTTTTCATTTATTAGGTAGTTACGGTAGGCAACCACAGGGTCAGAGTCTTTGTACTGATCAGGCATAGCTTGTGCTACAGGGGTAAAACCAACGTCAGGAATAGTGTCAGGAATAATTGACAACGGTTTACGTAGCTTAGTATCACTTGCGTGTACTTTACCGTAACGATAAGTGTACTCGTCACATAAAGCTACAAAGTGTCGATAAAGCCAATTATAGTTATCAGCGCTTTCTCTAGCCCATATAGTACAAGGGTGATTAAGGTAAGCGGTTTTATAAATACCTAACTCGTCACAGTAGTCATCACCGTTGTAATAACGTTGAGCAGTAGAAAGCATTTGAGCTGACTCTAGAGGCATTTTAACTACTAGCTTATCTGGTAAAGATTGTGCGGCAAACACTGGATCAGTATAAGTATAAAATATATTCATAGTAATTTCTCCGTATATAATTATAAATTTTACTTTACTTGTAAAGTAAAAGTAAAGTCATATCATAACTTTAAACTCTTTGCGCGTCCTCCCTTGTATTATGTGTAAGTTTTCTTTAGTTCTAGTAACTCCTACATAGAATGCACGGCACTCGTTATCAGGAGTTTTATATAATTCTTCATAGGTTTTATTAGCAACGTCAGTAAGTAATACAACATTTTCGCACTCACCACCCTTAGTAGCATGTATAGTGTTCAATTTAATTCGCGAGGAATTTACTTTTTCTCCCTTACGTAAACATGAAATAATATATTCACGTTGTGCATCACCTATCAAATCAAATGACTGATGCCATATACCATCTACCATTAAGCCATAACTTTTCTTTAGCTGATTAATATTTACTTTTAAATCAGGTGCAGCTTGTTTCATAGTTTTATAGCCTGTCCTCACACCTTTACCAGCTCTCATAAAATTGTAAATACGTTTAACCTTATGAGCTTCTACACTTTCACCTTTACGTAATAGCTCCCAATCTTTGATAGCCTCTAATAGGTTCTCGTTTACAGAAGATTTGTTATTACGAGTATAAAAATGACCGTTAGTTCTAAGGTGATCTTCTACTGAGTTTAGTAAATAATTATTACGAGCTAAGAATAACCAATCGCCTTCACTGTAGTCTATATGCTCATAACTATTATGATAGGACACACTACCTTCTTCTTCTCTAGGTATCCAAGTTTTATGTCTACGATTACGTATGCGTTTAACTATATTTAAAGCCACATCATGTACCTTTCTAGGGACACGATAACTTTGCTCTAAATATATTTCATTACCCTCTAGTTCTATAAAGTGTTCAGGGTCAGCACCTGCCCATTTATAGATAGCTTGGTCATCATCACCAGCTATATAAACATGTTCTACGTCTTGAGCTAGTCTGTGTACACACTTCCACTGTAACGCAGATAAATCTTGAGCTTCATCTACAATTAAAGCCTTTAGAGGTGGTTTAGTTTCAAACTCTAAAAAGCCAGATAACATATCTGTAAAGTCCATCAAATAATTCATAGACTTATAATTAGTATAACTTTTACAAAACCAATCAAAATGTATCCAACTGATATCTGTGCCTGCTTGATTCCATGTATCTCTGTAACTCATATTCATATTACGAGCCATATTTTCTAAGAATAACATTTGATCACCCTTAGAGTTAAGCGCCATTAAATTTTCACCGTCCCATGCAGAGCTAATACGTTCCCCTATGCTTTTACTAAAAGCTCGTAAATCTTTTCTATCCATGACGTCTGACTTAGTCAAGCCTTGCCAAAAATAACAAAGAGAATGTATAGTTCTAAAATAAATTAATTGGTCGTGCTCGTAGTCAAACTTTTTTACTGCTCTAGCTAAAGCTTCGTTTGCAGCTTTTTTGGTAAAAGCAAGATATGCTAACTCGTAAGGTTTTATTCCTTTATTAAATAATGACTCTACAGTTCTTAAAAGGAAGGTAGTCTTACCAGTTCCAGGTGGTCCAAGAACAACGTTCCAAGTCACATTAAATCTCCTGTAAAGTCATGAGCCTCTAAAGTTTCTTCTTTAAAATGTATTTCAGGGACATACCAAACGTTAGTACCCCTACCTTTTAGATTCCAGAAAGTATGCTTGGCTTTTAAATCTCGTAACTTACTAGCTATTTTATTAGTATCAAGCTCTGTGAATCTATGTTTAACTAAATATTCACGTAAGTCTTTGATTCTAAAATAAGTGTTGCCCTTTTCAGTGAAGGGCTTACCCAATAATACTTCTTCTTTTGTACTAGCTTGAGCTAAGTCTGTGCAGAAAGATTCTAGTAAATCTTGGAACTGACCGTCTAAGGATACATCACTACTTACTTCAATAATCTCCATACCGTTATCCATGAGTGTTTGTATCTGTGCTTGCCAAGCACGTTCATTAGTTTTAGGTGGCATTAAATTTAATATCTCCATACAAGCACGTTGAAACTTAGTTTGATTCTGTAGTTGTTCAGTAGTAAGTTCTAAACGTTTATCATCAATAGATAAAAACCACAAAGGTGGTTTAGTGTCTAGTTTAGCTAGACTAGAAAAGGTAGGCGCTGTATTACCTTTACCTACTCCAAACTTACAAGTACGACACTTTTGTACATCACAATAAGAGCGGATAGGCTCATCATTACATTTATAGTTATATTCTTTTTTCTTTAACGTACTAATTAACGTAAGCACCTCTTGTGCAGGTAGAGGAGGGTTAACGAACTTTCTATTATATTCCTCTATCTCAGTTTCCCATTTATCAGGAGAAGCTTGTTTTAAATAAACTCCTACATTAAATAAACCGTTGTTACGTGTACCTTCAGGGAAGCCTTGCTTGAGTAGTGTTTTTAAACAAGGTGGTCCATCTTTTAGTTCCTCAACTTCTGGTACGGATAAGTCGAGTAGTTCTTCATGTGTAATCTTACGTTTTTCTACAAACTCTATAAACTCTTCAGCACTTAATGATTGACCTTTAGGGTTAAACGCGTATCTTACTGAAGTTTCATTTTCAAAGTAAGGCATGTTTAACCAGCTACCAATATCACCACGGTCAACTAAAACCTCACGTTGTTTAGGAAATATTTCTACACCACCGTACCCTAAACCTGCAGCTAGTTCTCTAAGCTTATCTTGCATATCACCAGCACTTATCCAATCTGTAGTAAAACAAAATACATGAGCGCCACCGCTTTTACTTCTACACACCACTAACGGTAGTTTGAAGTTTTCTATTTTCTTTACAAGTTTAGGTAAATCAAGAGAGTACGTGTCTATATCTATGACACCCCACTTAACTAAATTATCTTCATTAATAGGGATAATACCTAGACCTACTTGACCTTTTAGGTGGTCATCCCAGTTTTTAGTGGTAGCGCCTACAGTTTTTATAGTACGAGCTACACCTTGTTGTTTTAAACCGTTGTTTTGATCGTTTACATTAAATATGCCGTGAGCACGTTTAGAGCCTTCAAATATTTTGCTAAACTGTTCGGCAAGTTCCAATATATCCTCCTAGATAAAAGATGGGGGCTTATCGCCCCCAAGAATTAAAATGGTTGGTCTTCTGACGTAGTAGTACTTTCGCTACTAGTGTTTGATAAATTTATATCTCCAACAGTAGAAGCAAACTCTTTGGCAGCTTCATAGAAGAACATTTCATCTTGACCCAATGGTCCAAGGTTAGTTATATTCCAACCAAACCAAGTACCACGGTCGTTAGACTCTTGCACAGTTTTCATGCTGTACTTATGGCTAAAACTTGGTGGGGTAAACACCTTATCATTAGAACGCATTTTAAGACTCGCCATCACAGAGTTCCAAGTACGTGACTTCTTAAGCTGTGTACCTGCCATAGGAATCATGGCTTGGTCAAAGCTACCGTCACTGTTAAGTACTAAAACAAAATGATTAGCGCTAGTCTGAATGTAGTTACCGTTATCAAGCATATCTTGACCTATTTGATTCTTAGTAGTTTTACTAAGTATCGCTTGGTCTTCATGCTGAGCAATTAAACCACCGCCAGACTCACGTGGTTGCCACTCTAAAAATAAACGCTTATAACTAACTGGTAAAACTACCAACTCGTTATCTTCGTTATATAGTTTACTGGTCACAGTATTAATAACGTCACCAGCAGAAGCGCCATCCACATACTTACCATCACGCTTGTTTACTTCTGGGCTTAACGCTTGAAGTATTTTTAAGCGAGGGATAGTTAAATCCTCGGAAGTAATATTTTCTAACCCACTATTAGCATCATCGACAAATGAAGCTACAGCTATGTCAGTTGTTTTCTTTTCACTTATTTCACTTTTCTCGTTCATTTTTTAATTATCCTTGTTTTTTGACCTATGTATACATTAAAGGTTTCTAAAGGTAGGTCGGAGCCTTTTTCCACCTGTTCCCGTACAAAAGCTTTGAGTGTCATAGGCTCTACCCACTTTTTCTGAGCGGTAGCGTACCCATTATCCTCTAGGCTATCCACGAGCTTTGAAGCAGAGTCGTCTTCGTCTCTGCCAAAACTTACTGATACTGTATTTTTAATAATATCAGCAAAGCCATTGTCACTAAGCCATGAAAAAGCTTCGTCACGTTTTTCTTCACTGATACGTGCTGAGTAATAAGTAGCGGTGCTTATTTTATTACCGTCGGCTAAAGTTATTTCACTTAAGCCTAGTTCACTAAGCATGCTAGGTATATCGTTTTCACTAATTTGTCGATACTCGGCTTTTAGTTTACCTAAACTTTCTTCTAGTTCTTTTATAGATTCGTCTAGTTTCTGTAGCTCGTTCGACTTTTCAGATAACGCTTTTAGGGAAGCGTCGCCCATTGGTTTATCTTCTGGTTCAAACATTAGTATTTACCTCTATGTTAAAATATTGATATTCGCGGTTATCCCACTTAAGTAAGTTAGCCCTACCTCTATTATTAAGTAAAGCATAATGTACACATATACCTATTAAAGCTGGATCACCAAGTAAGAGTAGGTAGTCGTCATCACAAAAGTGTTGTAATTTCTTACGTATTTTAGCGACAGTAGGAACAGGACTAAAAATCATATCAGGATTCTTATCTAATATAATTTCAAAGTCTCCAAACTTTGAAGCTGAGAGAATGTTCTTTTTGCCGTCAGGCTTTTGTGTTACATATACAGTCATCTTGTCTCTTTTCTCTAAGTGATGAGGCTACGAGTTACGTAACCTCATCTGGAGATAAACTATGAATAACTTATATAAAGCTACCATACTTTAAAAAATTATAAACCTAATCTATATAAAAATAAAACCCTATTGCCTATATACGTAAATATTTTTATACACGTAAAAATTTTTAAAACTTTAATTTTAGCTAATAGCGTCAATAGGGTAGTAAATAAACCTAGTAGTTAAAAGAGTTTGAGTCGTATTGGCTAAACGTATTACTAGGTTATTGGCATAAAACGTGCAATAACCTTTTAATTTTTAGGGAACTACTTTATAGTTACCTATAAGAGACAAAGATAAATGACAGATTTTAAATTCAAGACTCAGCCTTATGAGCATCAACTTGAAGCTCTAGAAATTTCACATGATAAAGATGAGTACGCTCTATTTATGGAGATGGGGTGTGGTAAATCAAAAGTAGTGATTGACAACATAGCTCATTTATATAATCATGGTAAAGTATATAACGCACTTATAGTAGCACCGAAAGGTGTTTATGATAACTGGGTCAGTAAAGAAATACCAACACATATGCCTGAGCATATTGAGTATGATATGGTTAAATGGCAAAGTAACCACACTAAAACGTTTGAAAAAGAATTACAGAAAGTTTTTACTATTGACCATAACTTAAAAATACTAGTTATGAATATAGAAGCTTTTAGTACTAAGAAAGGTGTACAGTTTGCCAGTAGATATATTCAACAAAATAAAACTATATTTATAGTAGACGAAAGTACTACAATCAAAAACCCAGAAGCCAAACGGACAGCGAACTGTGTACGACTAGGTAAGTACGCTTACTATAGAAGAATACTCACTGGCTCACCTGTTACTAAAAGTCCATTAGATTTATACAGTCAATGTATGTTTTTAAATCCTGCACTTTTAGGCTTTAGTAGTTTTTATAGTTTCCGTGCACGTTATGCGGATATGGTAGAAAAGCGTGGTCAAGGTAGAACATACAAGTTTGTAACAGGTTATAAAAACATGGACGAGCTAAATGAGTTATTAAATAAATTTAGTCATAGAGTTTTGAAAAAAGACTGTTTAGATTTACCAGAAAAGATTTATATCAAGCGTAATATAGAAATGACTAAAGAACAACAGAAAGCGTATAAAGAATTACAACGTTTTGCTGTTACTTTATTAAAAAATCAAAAGACTGTTACCATAAATCATGTCATAACTCAAATCATACGTTTACACCAAATATCATGTGGATTCACAGTTACAGATGACGGAGTTACTACCGAAATACCTTCACAAAGACTCTCAGAATTGTCCTCTATTTTAGACGAAACAGACGGAAAAGTAATCATTTGGGCTAATTATAGATATGATATACAACGTATCGTAAATATGCTTAGAGAAGATTATGGGTATGGTAGTGTAGGTGCATACTACGGTGGCGTTGAACAAAGTGAACGTGAAAGGGTGATTGATGAGTTTCAAAACCCTGATAGTGATTTACGTTTCTTTGTTGGTAATACACAAACTGGTGGCTACGGTATAACTTTGACTGCTGCCAGCACAGTAGTTTATTACAGTAATAACTATGACCTTGAAAAACGTTTACAATCAGAAGACCGTGCACATCGTATAGGTCAAACTAATAAGGTAACTTATATTGATATAGTTTGTGAACGGACAGTGGACGAAAAGATAGTAAAAGCGTTACGTAAAAAACAATCTATAGCTAACTTAGTATTAGGGGAAGAAACGTTTAGTGATTGGTTGAAATAACCTAAAACATCATAGGTGGTCTTCTAGCTTCTTCTTCATTAGCTGCGATTTTCATAAGATCGTTATTAACTAAAGAAGTTAAACCAGTAAAACCTGAGTAACTATCATCAAACACTGGTCCAAGGTCATAGACTCTTTGACTACTAAACCTTAGAGGGTCATATAATCTATAAATATTAGCGTAAGGATCTACCTCATCTCTAGGTCTAGGGAAGAAAGGTGAAAAACCGAAACCTGAATCAAAATCAAAAGAGGTTCCTGGATTATAGGCTGTACCCATAATACCAGAGCCAGCTATGTTTTGATAATTAGTACTGTCGTATACAGGAGCCTGTTGCATAGTAGTTTGAGCATTAGAAGGTTGAGCTAAGAAACTTCTATATGTATCGCCTTGTAATTGTAATAGCCTACCCATATCTGATTGAGCACCTCTATCAACAGGAATAGACATAGGATTAACTATTTGATTAACTTGTGCTGGTGTAAAAAAGCCACCTAAACCTGATTGAGCAGTTTCCATTAAACTAGTTTGAGGTGCTATCGCTTCTTCTTGGAAAGGCTCTCTAATAACAGTAGTGCTAGGTGTGACTAAAGGCTCAACAGTTACTCCTCTTGGCGCTACTAAGTCTGCTATTCCCCCACTAGTTTCAGTAGTATCTACTCCAGGAACAGAAGGCATAACAGGTGCTGTAGTAAGTTCTGGTTCTGGGGCAGAGGGCATCACTGGTACTACATCTTCTACTACTGCTTCTGGTGCACCTTGTTCAGTAAGTTTTTGAGTTTCTTCATTTCTTTCTTCTACTGGGGGTGGTGTAAACACATCTGAAGGCTCACGTGTCAGGGCGTTATCGCCTACTGTTAATTTAGGTTTGACGGACACTGGTTCAGGTGCCGATATTTGTGGGGGTGCTTGATAATTAAACACGGTAGGCTCTAAAGCTCCACCGCTCACAGGTATATTTAAAATACCTAAGTTAGGATTCATTGTAGGAATATTCAACGGTGGCATCTCGACCGTGCGGTTAAGCTCAGGTAGATTAAACTTTAACTGGCTTAAATCTATTCTGTCGTAAATACTCATAAGTTATATTTTAACTCCATTAATGGATTACCACCGCCTTTTAGTTCAAGTTCTTCACCTATTAGTATAGGATCAGTAGTTTCTATTTGACCTGTTTCTGGTTCAGTAAATCCACTTACTGCTCCAGTTTCTCTACCGTAAGTTCTACCTAAACCTCTAGCGAAATCTTTAACAAAAACGTTATCAAAAAACTTTTTACGGTTTTCTATATCATTAAGAAACTTTTTAGGATTGAGTAACGTTTCTACAAATCTTGAATTTTTATAAACACCTAGTAATTGTTTAGCAGCACTTAAAGCCCTACCTGGAGCTGTGAAGAAACCTACGTAAACTCTAGCCATTTTATTTAATACCTCAACAGCTAAATCATCTCCGCCTTTAGCTCCTGGGTCTATACGCATATCTTTTATAAGTTGTGAGTAGTCTCTAAGGTTATTGACTACTTGTTTAGGATACCACTGCTCCATCATAGCACCATAATTATCAATATAGTCTACTATTTTATCACCACTGAAGTTATCCGTTTGTTTACGCATGTCGTTAAGTATAAGTAGTCTATACTCATCAGCTAGTTCTTGATTATCGCCTATAATATCTTTTACTTTTCTAGTTTTAGTAATACCTTCTTTTTCTTTAGTCCATGTATTACGGAAAATAAACTCAGGTTCAGTGCTACTGCCCCATGGTTCTTTTTGTAGATCTTTAATGATTCTTTCTTGACTTGCTATATCTCTATTTAATCTACTAGCATAAGAGCCAGCACTACTAAATACTTTTGCGTCTTCAGGGTCAAATAAATCTTCTATTAAATTTTTATTATCATTAACAAATTTTTGATGAGCCTCACGGGACATAGGCACTAATCTACCTGCCTCGTCTCTACTCAATGAGTTTTTGTATTTATTTTTAAGAGCCTTTCTTAAAAGTATTGCGGACTCTGTATACTCAGGGTCATTTAAAAAACTTTTAAAAAAGTCCCTATCACTAGTTTTAGCTAGTTCAAAAACTTTATCTAATATTCTTTCTTCTGTAGCATTATCAGAAAGTATTTTATTTAATTTGATTTTAAAACTTCTACCAGTTCCAGGTAATGATTTATCGCCTTTAGATATATCCGCTACTATACCTCTAAGGTTAGTGAGAGCTACTTCTGGTTCAACTGTTTCGTCTATGAGTTCATTCAAACGAGAATCAAAATTACCTCTGGCTTGTTCTATAGCTCTTTCTGCTTCTAGTATTTTAGGGTCAATAGCTTCATCAAACTCTTCACGCATAGCTATCCCAAGTTCTTCTTTACGGAAAACTTCTCTAGGTCTGAGTTCTGTAAGTTCCTCTGATACTGTGCCTGCTTTGGTTGGCATAACTTCGCCTACTTCTTCAATAGTTTCAGTGACGGCTGCAGTTTTAGCTCTTCTACCTTCTTCTAATCTATCTGCAACTACGGCAGCTCTCTTATCGCCTTTTGCTGCTGCATCTGTAAGTTCTGCTTCTAAACCACGACGGACAGTGGGCGAACTTACACTCCCAGCTTCCATAATTTCTGGCACAGTTGCGGTTTCTAATACTTTACGTTTTGCTGCAGTATCTGCTTCTGCCTCTAATGCTCTAAAAGCTGTAACAAACTCATCTTCATTTATTCCAGGAATAGCTTTTCCTTTACCCATGCCTTTAGCTAATATTTTAAATACAGTAGCGCCACCTAAAGAAAATAAAGCGGTCATACCTGCATCACGCATCGCTGTGCTGTGTATTTTGGTGCTATCATAACTTTCATCAAGTAAACCTTTTTCAGCTAGGTCGTTTAAATTATTGTATCGCCATACATATGACCCTAATATTTCACCAGCTAGTCCACCAGCCACAGTTCCTTTTGGTCCTGCTAAACTACCAGCACCTGCACCCAGAGCTAAACCAGTAAATTCTGTTACTAAAGGTTGAAGCCCAGCTGTAAAATTAGCCAGATCTACTCCAGGAGGATTGATAAACTTTAGTTCGTTGTCGGTTGGGTCTTTGTAAATAACTTGTTTATTAAAAGGCTCACGTTGAAACTCGTAATTAAAATTAGAAGGTACATCAAAGTTTTGTGCATAATATTGTCGTATTAGTTTTTGCACACCTGTGTCATAACTGTCCTCTGGTAAAAAAGCTGCCACTCTACTAATTTGTGAAGGTGGGTCTTCTTTTATACCTGCTTCTCTTGCTTGCATTGAAGGCACATCAGTAGGTTCAAGTGCTTCTCTTAAACCTCTAAACTGTAGAGGTGCTCCAGGAGGTAGACCTAACGGATCAAAACCTCTGCCTGGACTAAAAAATCTTTGTCTAAAACCTCCAGGACGACCGACCGCTATATCAAGTACACTCATTGGCACACCTAAATCTTCAACTAAGAAGTTTTTAAATTCATCACCAACACGGTCACCGCTGTACGGTCTAGTGGCCACAGCCTCAGGATATTGGAATAATTGACTTTCTTCAATATCCTCAATATATGGATCTAGATCTACTACGTCGTCTCTTGCCATTATTTTTTAATTCCTGCGTTTTTATAAAAGTTCAAGTATATAGTGAACCCTTGTGGATTATTAACACTAGCAAAATATCTTCTTAAATTTTTGTTAAAAGTTTGAGCTTGGTCAATACCTAAAGTTGCTGCATAGTTTACTAGGTCTTCGTATGTAGCATCATTCAAACCTTCAAGTGAGTACCCAGTATTTTCTAAAGGAGATATTGATCCTTGTGGTGTTTGTAAAGGGTTTAAACTAATATTTAAAGTACGTGCACCAGTTGTAGTGGTAGTACCTAGTTTTGAAGGTGTAGTATATCTTGTTAATTCTTCTTCTAACTCTTTACGTCTTTCTTGTACTTGCTTAGTTAAACCTCTGGCGTCAAATAAATTAACTTCTTGATCCGTGAATAAACCGTCTTCACCTTTTACTCTTTTTACAGTTTTTAAAGGCATATCAAGCGCTGCATCATAGTAATTAAGTTCGCCTTTTATGATGTCTCTTCTAAAGTCATTGAAAACCGCTAAAAAGTCTTCAGCGTTACTTGCGTCTGCGCCTACTCTTTTTAAGAATAGTTGCATGTCTTTGTCTGATATAGCTCTAAGATCAGGTGATGTGTCTCCTCCTGCTGCAGCTGCACCTGCTAAAGCCATATTAAATAGTGCTGCTTGTGCTCTTGCTCTATCAGGTGAAACAGAAGTGATGTATCTACCTAAACCACTACGCTCAAATTCTCTAAAACCNTCACTATTTAAAACACTGTTTTTAAAGTTATTATAAGACATATTTTTACCGTTTTCGTCAACGAAATTGTACTTCTCTATACTGTTTCCGTCACTATCTGTACCTGTACCTGATTTTAATATTTGACCAAAAGCATTAAAGTTAGCTATAAGTTTTCTGCCGAACTCAAGTGAAGTACCTGCAAAATTAGTAAAAGCTAAATCAGGGTTTTCCATTCCTAACACTAATTTTTCCAAATCATTTCCTAGATCCACTATTTGATTAGTAAGATATTTTCTACTTCTAAACTGTTTAACTATCGCCTCAACTTCTTCAGCTTTCTTAGTGTCTTTTAATAGGTTAAATCCACCGTCTTCACCTATAAGTATAGTCTGATCACCATTAGTTATACTAGCTGTTAAGCCTCTTTTGAGTTTATATTTGTCTATATTTCTATAATATTGATCAGCTGGCACTCTTACTAATTGATCTGTTCTTAAATCAATAACTTCAAAACTTGTGCCTGCGCTTGGTAAAACTGTTACTGTTTGATTGGGATCATTTTGTAATTTAGCTAAACCTTCTTTACTTACAAACCTAGTTGTAGGAGGAGTATCTTTACTAGCGTTTTTATCTTTAACTAATACCTGAAACTCATCAGAAGCGCTTTCAGTGCCTGCTTTTATGAAACCTGAGATATTGCCTTTATCAAGTTCATCTAAATAAGTAGCAGCAAGTGCATTAGTCATAGCGCTTTTATGAGTACTACCGTCGTTGTATGTAACAATGTAGTTATTTAAAGTACCCATGCTATCTTCGTCATACTCTTTTATAAGTCCAGAACCGAACTGGTTTTGATACATACCTACTTGAGGAGAAGTAAGTTGCATTAAAGTAGGTTCAGTAGCTCCTGGCAATGTTACTAAGTATTCTTTACGAGTACCAGTTAACATCTCATTCTGTAGTTTTAGGTCTGAGTCAATAACTTTACCTATATAATCCATAACAGCTTTATCTTTCTGCATGGCTTTTTGTAAGTCAATACTTTGTATTGATCTAGTGTAGTCCTTTTTCTCTTTAGCATATTGTGCTAAACCTGCGGTGACTGACTGACTTAGTGCTGTGCCCCAATCTTCACCCTTAGTTCCAGCTTCAGCTAGTTTTAAACCAGCCATCATTATAGCAAAGTCTTTATCAGGTAAAGGTATTAAGTTTTTATAATCTATACCTGCATAGTTTGCTAAAGCTTGTTTATAAATATCAATAGCATCTGCATCTGTTTGACCTGAAAGTATTTTCTGTGCAGCTAAAACTTGCTCTGCTTGACTCGGGTCGTCAATCATTAATTGTGCGTTAGCTATGTTTAAGTTTTGTCTAGTATCAGGTTCTTTTATAGGTGCATTAGGGTCTACTGCCATCTCAGGGTCAAAACCTAATTCATCAGTTAAGTAGTCTGCTATGTCTGTACCTAAGTTAGGCATAACATCAGCTATATCTTGAGGTATACCACCTTGAAGACCACCTATTCCTGTAGGTTGTGTCATAGGTAGCGGAGGTCTACTTATATTTAATTGTGAATTTACTAAATTATTGACGGTGCTTCTAGGTAAACCAGTTTGTTCAATAATAGCTTCTATAGGTGTATTTCTACCTATAAGTTCATTAGCTAATTGAACTGCTTGTTCTTGCCTGATAGGGTCTATCATGATGGACGAAGTGCTCCGTATGCAGCTATACCTGTACCTAACGCTTGCATTAAGCTATTACTTGGTGCACTAGCTGTACTTTGAGTTACGGTTTGACCGCCAAGAGCAGGAGCAAATCCTGCTGCCAGCTGACCTATTTGACCAAAGGTTTGTAACGGTAAATTATATTGACCGACAAAGTTTTGATAATCAAGGTCGAGTCCTTGTTGTTGTAAGCCTCTCTGCATACCGCCTACTCCTAATAATCTATTTACGTCTGTACCCATCAAGCCACTTAGTCCTTGACCGAGTCCAGCAAACTGTTGACCTACGTTAGCACCAAACTGACCAGCCCTTAAACCTGCTGTAGATATATCTCTACCTACACCACCGAGTATGTTACTGAGTCCTGCGCCTAAACTACCTAGACCACCAGCCACGTTGCCTTGTTGACCTGCTAAGTTACCAAATAATTGTGACGTTTGTAGTTGTCTACGTTGTGATTCTTCAAATGCTTTTTGTGCTTGTTGTTGAGCTTGGCTAAAGCCTTGCCTACGGATACCAGCTATTGCCTCTGTGGCACCTCTACCAAACTGCCTTCTTAAATCTTCTTGACGTAAACGACCACGAGAACCACCATACGCACCTGCAGCCACCTGTCTAGCTCGTTCGCTTATATCAGCTTGAGCACCCATACGTTCTAAATCTGTAAGAGTTTGTTGTACTACTGCTTCTTCATAAGGGTTATAGTACATAGCGCCCATGTTAGGGTTGTACATTCCTAGTCCGCCTAAACCTATTGACTGAGCTGTTTGAAACTGACTAGGTAAACCTCTTAATATACCTGCAGCTTCCCTTACTGCTCCTGCGCCTTCTCTACCTGCTTGTTGAAAGTAGTCCGTGCCTAAACCTGCTGAGCCTCTAACGTCAGCTAAACCTTGTTCAGCTAATTGTTCTGCTCTACCAAAGTAAGGTGTATATGCGCCTGCGCCTTCTGCTGCTAATCTAAAAGCTTGTTGTTCTGCGGGAGTAAACTGAGCTATACGTTGCCCAGTATAAGTGTAAGGTGTAGCACCTTCAACACCCATACCCAATAATCTATTTACTAGTTCTTGGTTGAGTAAAGGTAATACTCCAGGAACGTTTGCTCCTGGAACACCTGCAAAAAATTGTTGTAAAAAAGCTGGAGGTAAACTCTCAACTCTCGCAAACTGTTGTTCTGTTGCCATTATGCCCTGCCTAATCCCATATTTTGTGCTTTCTTTTCATTGTTGTCCATCATAGCGTATAGCATTTCTATACCTTTTGAATGATTACCGTTGCCTATACCTTTGACAGCTTGTTTAGTCATGACAAACTCACCATCGGCGAGGAGTGCTGGTATAGTATCTTCATCACCTGACCCCATGGGATCGTTAGTACCACCTCCTGTAAAACGTAAGTCTACCTCAGGCAGTTCCCCACCGTCGGCGAGTCTTGCGATTCCACCTTGATTAGCTGTCAAACGTTGTTGACTAAAGGTAGGAAAATTGATATCACCGTAATCTTCGTCTTGTCTTGCTAATAAATCTAAATAAGTTTGACTAATAGGATCTATCGAGCCTCCTGGCATACCTGAACTAACCATCGGTATACCACCTGTTCCGTAAACGTTACTTAATGTTGCTGGACGTAATCCTTGAGTTAAATAACCGCTAGTACTAACTGGCATAGTAGCGGGAGGTCCCTCATCTTGCATACCTGCTACGGTTGATGCGCCTACTCCTAATACACCTAGTTTTTGTAAAGCTGAAAGATTACCAAAAGCTTCACCTAGCTTTTGACCTTCAGCTAGACTTCCTCTTGCAGCGCCACCTAGACCTTCAAAAAAGCCACCTACTCCTTCACCGTATTGAGTTGCGCCAGCACCTATGTTACTTGGTCGTAACATAAATTGATTACTGAGAGGATTTAAACTTCCTAGTCCTTGTCCGCCTTGTAAACCTAAACCTTGAGCAAAACTTGAGCCACCGTAAACTTTACCAGCGCTCATTAAAGACTTCATAGGGTCTCTGCCTTCTGCTAGTGAACCTATGCCTTGACCTATCGCAGCACCTGCAGGACCACCTACGGCGAATCCTACGACTGTAGCGATATCTCTTAAATTTTTCTTAAAAAAACTTTTTATGCCCATAGTCAGTCTTCTTGTAAACCTTTAGTATAACTCATTTTATCGTTATGATTAGTTTTTTCTTCGTTCTTACGAGCTCTCATTACTCTAATCCACTCGTTATAACGGTAGAAATCTTTAGTAACGTCATCCCAATATAAACCTTTGTATTCTTGTCCGTCTTCAAACATTATGAATATTTAGTTGTTTTACGTCTGTTAGACATTACAGCGCCACAGCCTCTGTGTTTTGATTTAGTACGTAATGGTCTAACTACGCCACCAGCTACTTTTTTAAGTAAATCTTTATCTGCTTTCCGTGCACCGCCTTTACCTGTAGCAAAGCTACGTACTCTACCACAAGCCCAACTGTGTGAGCTTTGTCCTGGACGGGAACCTGAACTGAAGTATGCACCTTGTCCACGTTTGTAGACTTTCATAAGTTTACCAGTGCTAAACTTACTACTATTTGCGTACTTTTTTACGCACGCTGGTACGCTTCCTTTTGACTTTCCTTTTGACTTTTTTCTTGGCATCCTTTGCTCGCGATTTTTCTACTGCCTCATAATCTTTTGAGGTCATTTTACCTGAGAGATATTTTTTACGTGTTCTCAGTATTTCTCGTTCACGTGCAGAAGGATTTTTGGCACCTTTCAAGTAGGCTTTAGGTACACCCTTTCTGGATTTTTTTACTTTAGGAAATTTCCTAGCCATTTGTATTATTGTATATTAAATTTACCAATTTGATAAATTTTTCTTGTGGTATATCGTGTTTTAAAAAATTAATCACTTTACCTAAAAGTTGTATATTTTCTACTGTATAGTCGCCACTAGAGTCAATACGGTCAATAGATATGTTAAACTCTGACTCTACACCTACTCCTTTATTATACGTAAGCGTAACTCCTGTTAACGCACATTTACCTTCTTGCTCAGCGTAAATTATATAAAGATCTTTAGGAGTTATACTCCACTTATACCCTTGTTTCTTTCTTGCATACTTTAGTTGTGTATGTAAGTTATGCATGTAGTTAAAAGGTGAACTTGATATAGTCGCTTTACGTCTAGCTAACTTACACGTATTACACTGACGGGACTGTTTACTTTGGTCAAAGTTTTCAAGAGCTTTGACTTCACCACACCAACGACACTTACGTGATTGTGACACTGACAGTACCTAGTGCACTTGTAGCACTAAGCCCATTATCATTAGTAGGGTAAAACTGTGAAGTAAATAAGTCTCTCCATCTAGTTCCATCCCAACACTGTAATGTATCTGTATTGGTATTAAATATTACTGCTCCTTGGTTAAAGAAATCTTTGTCTCTATTATTTTGATTTACTTGTCTTGTGTTATCTGGATCAAACTCACCTAAGTTAAGTTCTATAACTCTAACTAATCTATTGAATAGTTCTGGAGTTACTACATCTCCTGCAGCATTAGGGATTCTACTTGGGAGTAGTTTGCTCATCTTCTACCGTCAGTTCGTACATCTAAACGAGTAGCTCCGAGCCTCCATCCTGTGTCATTGTTACCTGTACCACTCGCATCATCATCAGACTCTAACCTAAGTACACCTTGTCGTGCTCTAGCTCTTGTAAAGACTTGTGTAGTATCGCTTCCTACTTGGTTAGTGCTTGAAGTACTTAAACTTTGTCCTGGGAAGTTTCTTGTTTTGAGCACCATGTTTACTTTACCTGCCGCAGAATTATTTAAAAATCTCACATCAGGTACGATTCTGTTTATAAAAGCAAACTGTTCACCATCTCCTACATCAAAATCACTGCTTTCAATAAACACTCCTGTCATAGGNCTACCGTCGTCATTATAGCCAAACTCATGTTCATATAAGTAATTATTAGAAACTGCTCTAGGATAGTTCTTAGTGCCTCTATCTAACCAGTAAGTTCTACTTAAATTACCGTAACTCCATGCTTGTTCTAAGTAGTTATAAACTACGTATCTATCTATTTCAGTGCTACTAGAAGAACAGTAGAACCAGCCAACTTCATTAAATTCATTATTAGTGAAGGCTATGGTTTTAAACTGTTGGTCATTGTTCATGTCTTCAAAGACATAGGTTAATACAGGGCAGGGGATTTTAGCTACTGAACCATTGTAACTATAAAAACTATCGTACCCCATCCAGTAAACTGCATTCGGTCCAGTAATCGCTGCATTAGGCGCTATAAGACCTACGCCTTTATTTATTAAGCTGACTCCAAACGTAAATGGAGGTCCTATAAACTGCATTGAAAACATAGAAGTATCAGTCCATATTAGTATTTCCTGTCTTGCTTTTACTGCGCCTATAATAACACTACCTTCTGAGAGCCTTAAACTTCCTGCTGTATTAGCATTAGTAGGCTCAAAGTCTAGTTCGTTCTCTTGATCACTGAAAGCTATGAGCATAGGATCACTAGTGCCTGTTCTGGCTGTGCCTGCATCATTTATAGGGTCAGCACCTAAAACTATGACGTGTCTATCTTTTTCTGAAACTAATGTTTGTAAACCTATGTTAGGAACTAAATTAGCACCTGTTCTATCTTTTAGGTCTACTGCTCGTGTAGAAGTACCTGCTGATGAGTCCCAATAAAATATACCACCGTTACGTGGATTTATAATAAGGTCTTCACCAAAGTTATCATGAGACCAAAGTCTAAGCTGATTAGTAAAACTTAACGAACTTGTTGAACCGTAAGCGTTATACCCCCAACTTCCTACACCAAAACCAGTAGAAGGTACGTAAACATCTAGACCTACGTTTAATTGATAAGTTCCTACAACAGAAGAACCTCCGTTACCTGTGTCAGAACTATTAGCTGTTACTGTGTTTCCGCTAGTATCTTTAGCTTCAATAGTGTACGTATTATCGTTTACTATAGTTGCTACTTGATATTCTTGGTTTAATACTGCAGCAGTTATATTACCGCCTAACGAAACAGCGCCACTAAAAGTTACAAAGTCATTCTGCACTGAACCGTTTGATGTATCAGTTACCGTAATAGTAGCGTCACCATCAGTAGCTGAAAACGTGACCATACCTGCGCTTGTAGTCCTACGTATAGGTGTTACATCAAAGTATGCGTTACCTTTTTCTACATAATATTTTAAGTTTGTTCCTAGACCTAAAAACTTTGTACCGTCTAGTAAAACCCAACTGTGTAAAGCTCGACAAGTACCTAAGAAACTTTCACTGACGTCTTTACGCCAACCGCCTATCTTTTCAGGACGCCCAGCGTTAAACCTTATAAGATTACAATCAAACCAACCACCTTCATTATCGTACGAGGTGCCTTCTCTAAAAATTCCAGGTCTGAATACAAATTTACTTAAAGCCATTCTTTACCCTCAAACATGAGGGCTTCGGCTTCTCTTCTTCTTACTAGCCCTTCTAAAACTTTACCACCAGCTTTATTCCAACGTTTAATTTGAGCTGGTACTTCATCATACTCACCGTTGTTAAGTTTCTTTAGTAATGTTGAAACTTTTAAGTTATTTGGTCCAAGGTTGTATACCCAACTACATAAAGCATCAAATTGATTTTGATTTAAAGGTACATGAACGTAATCCTTTATATAGTTTTCGTACTCTTCTTCAAGCTCACGCCATAGCATAAAGTCAGCTTTTTCTTGAGTCCACTTGTCACCTTCTTGTACACCTTTAGTGTGTCCGTAACCTATAGTCCAAATATCGACCGCGTCTTGATAAGCTATAACATTACCTTCATCGTCCGTGGGACACCCTTCGAAGTGTTTAATTAGAGCTAAACCTTCTTCTGAGATATGCATAATTATTTTTTGTTTGAGCTACCGAAATAAAAAGATATGACTGCGGTAGCTATACCTGTTATTGAACCTATAACTAATAATACTATATCGTCACTTTCATCAGGTTGTGGAAATATAGTGACTAAACCTATGTAACCGAAAAAGCCTAAAACAGATAGGATACCTAAAAATTTGGGTGTCCAATCATTACTAAACTTATCTCTAGCGTCTTGTATATCTTCGGTTTCTAGTTTATAAATATCGACTTCAAGTTGTTTCATTTGTAACTCAAAATCTTTTTCAGCTTTTTTAAGCGCTACCATCTGCTCTGAAGTAATATTATTCATCGCAGTTTCAATAGATTTAGGATTATTAGGTACGCCTAAAACTTTACTGATAATAGCACCAGCTTGACCTCCTAGAGGTCCTCCGACTGCTGCTCCTAACGTTGGAGCTAAAGCGCCTAAAACTGATTTCAATTTTTTCATATCACTTGTGTTAGTATAAACCCTAAAAAGGTTAAAGCCAAAGTAGACATTCCACCTATAAGCCAATTACGTATAAACGTAACTTCGCTTTGTACTTGGTCTAAAACTTTGAAATTAGTTTTCCAACGTTCAGCACACTCAGTCTCGTGCCTAAGCAACTCATTATATGTGCTTTGAACGGTTGGTTTTGCTTTAGTAGCCATTATTCAATAAACCAAGATTTAACTTTGCTTATCCATTCAGGTTTGTTTTTCCAGACAACCGCACCTACGATTATCGCTACTAATATTAATGGTAATATAATTTCCATTTATTTCTCCTCTGTTTTTTGCTCTTCAAATGTTTTTTGATAAGCATTTTCAAAAACACCCAAAGAAGCATTTACCTGATCCAACTCAAAGTGGATNCTNGCNTGTTTGTTTTTAAGATCGACAATCTGAGAACGTATGTATCTTTGTTGTTCTGTTAGGTTATCGGTCTCGTTTACTTCTTCTACTTTTTTTGCTTCAGACATAATATCTCCTGTTTATAAGCAAATAGTATACTATGAATTTGAGCTAATATAAGCCTTACCAGTCGTTATCGCTGAAGTGTAAGATGATTTATCATCAGAGCTACCAGCTACATCTGGTAAATTTTTTTCACCATTGTAAGCCAAGATAATTTCTAAATGGTCAACATTACGTTGAACTTTATCGTTAATTTCATCTTGAGTTTCACCTTCCATAACATATTCTGAATCTGAACCATTTGTATTAATATCATTAATAAGTGTTACAGAATCATCTGCTGCTGATAAAACTTCTGCTACAGTTTGATCGGACATATTTATTCTCCTTTGAGTGTGTTTATTTCGTTTTGCAAGCTATCGCATTTAGCTGATAGCTCTTTGACTGAATTTATAAGAGGCATAATAAATTGACCGTAATCTAGTGTTTGCATACCGTCATCTTCTTCACCCCAACCATTAAATTTTTCAGGCTCAATATCTAAGCTGTCAAGAGCTTGTTTGACTTCTTGTGCCAACATACCTGTTTGTACTACATCTGCAAATTCATGCTCTGTATTTTCAGGATCATAAATTGACCATTCTTCAGGCACTTCGCTATGAGCTTTGAATTTATAATTAACTGGTCTAAGCTGGTTAATGAAATCTAAACCTAATGGGTGGTCGCTAACTTCTTTTTTCTTTCTTTCGTCTGAACTTGTTGTAAAACTAGAACCACCAAAAGCAAGTCTTGACCATGTTCCGTTTTGACCAAAGGTAACGTGATAACCTGAAACACCATTAGTTCCATTGTTGTAGCCAATATGAACAACAACATTTTGTCCTGCGGTTACATCATTACCATAACCTATAACCGAACACCCTGCATTAGAATAACCAACATTAGCATTAGAACCAACAATAGTGTTTAAAGCACCAGTTGTAATGTTATTACCTGCATTATGTCCAACACAAATATTATAATATCCTGTAGTTATATCAATTCCAGAACCCGAACCAACCCCTGTATTACTGTATCCTGTGGTGCTTCTAGCTACAGAATTAATACCGACAGCCGTGTTGTGTTCACCAGTCGTACAAGTTTCTAAGGCTTGATGCCCTAAAGCAGTATTATGAGCAACTGTTGTGTTTGCGAGTGCTGCATAACCAACAGCTACATTATTACTACCTGTGAAATCATAAAGAGCAGTATATCCAATAGCAACATTAGATGAGCCTGTACTGTTTGAACCTAACGCATCCATACCAACTGCCACATTGCTTGAGCCAGTAGTTAGATTTTCCATAGAATTTAAACCAACTGCTGTATTGTTGTTACCTGTCGTATTTTTACCTAAAGAATCAAACCCTAAACCAGTATTGTATTGACCAGTTGTATTAGCATCTAAAGCAGTAGAGCCAACTGCTGTATTTGCTGCTCCTGTAGTGTTTTCTTCTAAAGCACTTTTACCGATTGCTGTGTTATCAGAACCAGTAGTATTTTTGTCCATAGCAACACCACCGACTGCGGTGTTCTTTGTACCTGTCGTAGTTGATGCCATCGTTGCATGACCTACTGCTGTGTTATACATATCTGTATTTGAGCTAGGGTTTTGTGCTGATAGTGATAGATAACCTATAGCAACTGACCTATCACCTATAGTGTTTGCATCAAGTGCATAGTTACCTATGGCTACATTTAAATCACCTGTACTGTTAAGACGAAGCGTATCATAGCCAATAGCAATATTGTTGCTTGGTGTTGTAGCTGTAAAAAGTGCATCGTGACCTATAGCAATACTATCATCACCTGAAGTGATATTGTGCATTGCTCTATATCCAATAGCTATATTGTCATCACTATTTGAGTTTTGTAATGCTCCAAGACCAATACCAACATTGTAATCTCCAGTTGTGTTTACAAATAAAGTCGCCTCTCCGATTCCAACATTACCGTTTCCTGTTGTATTATCAGGTAAAACCCTTGAGCCTAATGCAGCATTTTGTCCACCTGTTGTGTTGTCTTGTAGTGCTGTGTAACCAACTGCTGTATTGTTAAATCCAGTGGTGTTAGCAGTCAAAGTGCTAAAACCGATAGCAGTATTATTATCACCTGTAGANAGTGACTCAAAAACATCTACACCAACTCCAGTATTATAATTAGCTGCATCAATAGTCCCTGTAGTGGTATCGCCAATCATAAATGAGCTAGTACCGAAGGCTTTTACGCCGATCTCTAGTAGTTCATTTGGTACTTGTGTTAATGCCATTACGCGTTCTCCAATGTTGTAATACGAGCTTCAAGCTCTTGAATAGTTTTAACTAGTAAAGGTACGAGTTTTGCTTGGTCTATGCCTTGATAGAGGTTTGCTTCATGTGAAGCTTCCCATGTACTATCAGAAGGATAAATAGAATCTTCACCTGTTTTACCTTCTGTCCAATCATCCTCACTAATTCCTTTAGCTATAACTTTACCGTTAGCATTTAAAACAGCATTAGTAACTGTTTCTGTTGCATCTTTTTCACCTGATATTGCTTCAGGCACTATATTCTCAACTTCGTGTGCTAAAAAGCCATCAACAAGAGTATTTGATTCATCTCTTATCCAATTAAACCTAGCTGGTTTAAGCTGTTTTAATCTTGTAGTTGCATCCCAATCATAACTAACATTTTCTTTTAGTCTGTAATCTGATGATGTATTGTAAGAAACAGCAGCAGCTCCATTTACTGAAACAGAGCCAATAAGCCCATTAGAATCTTCAAAGCCGATATATTTAGCATTATCACAATTATCATCATTACTAAAATCTAGAGCCACCATAATGTTACTAGCATCAACACTACTATCTGAGTCTTGTATTTTTAATAGTCTATCAGAGGCTGAAGACCCATCAATTGTTAAGCCTTGTGCAGTTCCTATAGTAGATGTTCCAATTGCAACGCCACCTGCACTACCAACAAGCATCCTAAGCGCATTATTAGTACCAAAAGCTAGGTTTCTTGCACCTTCTGTTTGAATATTAAGTGAATACGCACCTGCATTAGACAATAATCCTGCACCTGCTGAACTTGCAACTCCAATATAATGGTTGCCACCATCACTACTATATTTTTGGTATACCTGAGATGTTCCTGTTGAAGCTGTTATTGTTAAAACTTCTGAATTACCTGTAATACCTAAACTATCAAAATCTACTAGGCTGTCTGTTACTTTCGTTAATGCCATTATGCGTTCTCCAATGTTTCTATTCTTGTTTTAAGGTCATCAATGATTGTTTGTTGTTCTTGTATTGCTTTTAATAAAAATACAGATAATTTGTCGTAACTTACTGAATCAGGTTGAGGTGTATCAAAACCATCTATTTCTCTTAGATGCACTAGCTCAGGTATTACTTCATTTACTTCTTCTGCAATTAAACCAAAACAAGATTCACCTGAGCTTATTTCATCAAAAGTTACTGGTCTAAGTGCATTAACATTACTCAAAGCACTTGGTAAGTCTTTTACATTTTCTTTGTATCTTCAAGAAGATGAGTCATAGTAAATATAACCAGTACTTGTATTAATTTTTAAAGTAGGATTATTTGCTGTTGACCCCGGAGCATTTTTATAAAAGAAAGCACCATCAGTATTAATAACAAATCTTTCCGCAGATGATGTATGACTATAAATAGCAAAATTATCATTTGTTTGACAATTCAAATCCCAATCATGGGCATCATTTTTTAGTCTTATAGAAGCACTTGAGTCAGTTCCTGCTTGAATCGTCATTGCAGTACCTGAAGCACTTTCTATATGGAAAAGAGAATCGGGACTTGTAGAACCAACCATTACTTTTCCATCTTCCTGTACTCTAAATAAAACATCAGTATC